GCTCTGGAAGTTGGTGAGCCGGTTGTAAGGGGTTGGGGCGGTCATCAAACAGCTCCCACGAGGGCTCCGACGCCCTTCACGGCATTATAATAGTTGAACGGCACCAGCGGCACTCCGGTGCCGTTCAGGCCTCTGACCGTCTGTGTCAGACCAGAAGTAGGTGTATAAGACGCATTCGGTCCCGACGTTCCGTCGGTAGAGTTGTATGTGATGATGCCGGTGCCACCCGCATTGGTGCCACGCAGCGTTCCGGACTCGAAATAATCCCCGTCGATATTGACCGACGCAGGGAACCCCCCGCCGCCAGACGTGCCCAGGTTGTTGAACACGCAATCGATGGCGCCAAATGCCTCGACAGCGGTGTATGCGAAGTCAGTGCGGAAAGCTACCGAGGCACCGTGGAGAGTACTCTGCAGGTAGAAGACGTTTAACGTTCCGTCCTGCACCTGACCGATCTCGGGGCCGACGCCGAAGTGATCAAATATGCAGTTGACGAACGCGGTGTTCTTGACGGTCTTGGTCTGAAAGCCCGAGACACCGGACTGGTCGACCGTGAAGGCGCTGACCAGCGTGGCCGAGGTCGAGGAGACAGTAGCGGCCACCACCCGGCGAGCCTGACCGGCCTGTGGGCCAGACGAGAGCACAATAAATTGGTCCTGGGAGAAAGACTGCGCTGACGAGAAGGTCACCGATGTGCCGGTCGTGGATATCGTGCCACTCAGCGTCGAGTGGGTCGCCTGCAACAGCACAAGCTGGACGCTCTTACCCGTGCATTTGTAACGCTGGAAATAGTTGTTCGCGTAGTCACCCAACGCGAACTGTGCCACATCCGAGTGGCCTGGAGTTGAGATCCAAGCAGTATTCCCAGGGGAAATAAGCGCAGCGACGGTACCACCGGCATCCCCAAATGTAGTGCTGAAGCCCGCCACGCTCGTTGACGTAACACCAAATTGGTTCATCATGACGCCCCCAGACACGTAAGTGTGCAAGAACGTCGACCCCTGCAGATCGACGTGGGTGCCATCTACTACGGTAATGATCCAAGTGTCGTTGGCCTCATTGCCTCCTAGAACAGTCTCATTCCCAACCACGCTGCGAACAATAACGACGTTTCCCGTTGCCAGCCCTGTGGTCGATGCCATAGTCAAACGGATTAAACCAGAACCGTTATTGGCGACGTTCGTTATCGTGCGAGCCGGATAGGTCGTGTTCGTGATAAGGTTGATCCCAGCCTGTGTCAGGTTAGCCAGCAATGGTGATCCTACCCAGACGATCGTCGATGTGTTGTTACCGTTGTAGGTAATGGTGGATACCGTCAGGATCGTAGCATCGCTACCACGTTGTTGATACCCAACGGGCGCATACGCACTATAGTTGAATACGGTGTATCCCCCTGGCGAAAACATGAACATCGAGTCCCAGGAGAAATATCCAGAGCAGTTGCGAATAAAGCTTGCACTGAGCGCCATAGGAGCGCTGAACGTACAATCAACGCAAGACCCAGCATAGCCTTCGATAGACTCATTCGGGTTCCAAGAATAAAGAGGGCCGAGAACTCCATTGGGATCGACGAACGCACAACGCTTGTGGACCAGATACGTAATCGCAGTCGAGCCGCCTCCTAATCCGGTGAGCTTGGCGAGGTCGATCGTCAGGCCCTCCATGCCCAGCTTGCTGCACATGATCCGCCAATTGTTGACTGCCGAGCCGCCGTTGGAAGCACCATTGAAGGTCTGCTTGCTGGCCGTTCGACTAACCGTTGCAGTGTCGCCGGCAATAAGGGGACGGATGTCGACCGGCCGTGCAACGGTTTGCGCGTTGCCGGTCGTCGTTTCTTCAAGGTAGACCGCGCCGCCCCCATGCGAGAGGTTACCCGCGTAATAGATAATGCCCCCAGAAGGAACGTTCTGCGTCGCCTTGTAGAACGTCTTCCACGCAGTGCCAGCGCTGAGCCCATCCCCGGTGTTATCGTTGCCGGTGGAGTAATCCACGTAACGGGCCGCCCGCGAAATCAGCGTACCAACGTCGGTATTGAGCACCCAGGTAGCCGTGAGGCGCTGGATCAACCCGTTGTAGGGGATGATGTCAATCGTGTAAGTAGCTTCGCCGTTCTGCCCCGATCGCGAGATCGGCGTGAACACATACCCCTGCGAGCCGCGGTTACTGATAGTCTGCGTCGTCAGCACGGTAGGCGTCGACGATTCGCAGTAGACATTGACCTGCTTGATGCCGGCGCGATCTTGAGTTGCGGCCCCCACGCAGACCTGCGTCGTAGTGTTCTCGATCCAAATGCCATTGCATTCGTCGTAGGCACCCACAGCGCTATAAGCCCAGCCACTGCCCTGCACGCTGGTGTCGAGCGCCGGCGGCTGGGTGTTGCCTGTCCCTGCGACACCACTCCAGCCTATGCCGGGCGCTATGAAAATCCCAGCGGACGAAGGACAGCCATAGGCGAGAAACCCGCTCGACATCAGACACCCATCATCGGCAAGGTGCCGCCTGTCGTGTCGGGCCCGGCGGAAGCGTTTTCTTGCACCGCGGCGCCCGGCTTCATCTTCGCCGGCCCGTCGGTCGTCTGGATGACGTAGGTCGCACCGGAGATCGGTGTCGTGCCGGCAACCGTGCTTTGCTTGGTGGCGGCCATGTCAGCTCAACACGATGAAGGGATCGATGTAGAGCGTGCCGGCGGCCAGCGACGTCTTGCCGACATTCGGCGTGACATAGATGTCGCCGGCCTGCGCCGGCGACATCGTAACGGGCTGCTTGAAGCGCACGCCCGCCCGGAAGACCGCGCCGCCGTCGGTCACGGAGCCGCCATCGACCGCCGAGGCGATGCCACCCGGCTCGGAGCCGGCGCTCGAGCCGGCGGTGATGCAGAAAAACAGCCGCCCTGGGTTGCTGGCGGCTTTGTAGACGTCGCCGAGGTTATAGGCATGACTGCTGATCCGTGCCGCGGCGAGCCCGTCCCAAGCCGCCGTGGACGCCGTCAGGACGGTGCCGGTGGCCAGCACATTGGCCTTGCCGCCGGACACGAACGAGCCTTGAGGGCTAGAACCAGAGCCCAGGCACTCGGCACTGAACCAGACCTCGTCGCTGAAAGGCAGCGCAGCGGCGTTGTACATGCCCTCGACCGTCGCCGTGACAGTACCGATCGTCAGGTTGTTGATGGCGATCGGGATGCCTTTGTAGGGGAAGGCAAAGGAACAACTGTTGGTCGAGATGTTCCACGAAACCGTGCCATCGCCCAAGGTACGCACGACCGTGCGCTCGGTGACCATCTGACCGCGATACTGGTAGTCGAAGCTGTTGTTATTGGTCCCTGAACTATCACAGCGAACACCCAGGACACGCTGCGCCGTCGCAGCGTTGACCGTGGCGATAATGACCGCAGCATCGATCTTGCAGTCCTTCATGATGGACGACTGCGCACTGGTCGAAGCAGAGAAGAGCGTCTTTCCGGTCGAAAGTGCCGACAGGTCAACCCCTTCCAGATAGACGAACGAAGCCTGCCCGGCGCCTGAGGTCTGAGCGAACAAGGCGCCTGGAAGCGTAGCTCCCTGAACGGCGGCAGGCGTGTTCCGCCAATCGAGAGAGCATTGCGTCAGCATTATCGACTGCGACACCGAGCCGAACTTCACCGTCGTGTTACGCCATTTAACATCATAAGAAATACGATTGGTATTACCCAGAGTAATAGTGGAAGAAGCGCTGGTGGTATTGAGGATCAGGTTGCAAGTATCCAGAAAAGCTTCTTCACCCAGCGTCGTAGGGTTGAAGACGATCGGAGCATTGGACGCCGCTGAACCTGAGGAGAACGTAAGCCCATACATATAGATAAAACCATTGATCGCAATCGAGCTGGTACCGGTCGTCGAGATCGTCGCCGTGGTCTTCAGGTCAGCGCTCCCCGGCGGCGCCTTGGTATGGTCCACGCACAGCCAATAGCAAGGGGCGACGGCCGTGCCCGGCGAACCGATACCGGCCGCCGTGCCTTGCGTCTCGGCGTGATTGTCGGCGATGTACATCGTGTCACCGGCAGCGCCCCAGCCGGCCGCACTCGCATTGTTGGCTCTTGCGATCGGCGCGCCATAAGCCGTCGAGAAGCCGGCCACCACGCCGAGATTGGTCCAGGTCACGGTGTTGTCCGCCGTGGTGGCGCCCAGAGTCGTGTTCCAGGTCGGCTCGGCAGCATTCCCGGCAGTGCCGGCCGTGGTGCAGATGAACAGTCGTAAGGAGCTGCCGTCCTTGATGATGTAGCCAAGCGCCACGGCGGTGTTCTTCACCGCCAGCCAGGCCGGGCAATTGGTGAGATCCCCGTTGACGCCCGGCTGCCCCGTGCACTCCATCCAGGTGGCAGCGCCGTCGGTCGTCGCCGCGCCTTTGGCGACAACCCAGGTCGGCTCGGTGCCGGACGCGGCCCCGCCGATGGTGCAGACGAAGCAACGCTCGTTGCCGACGGCAGGCGCGGTGAACTGGCGGATGATGGTCCCGGCCGTCTTGGTGCCGGTCGTCCATTTGGGAACGGCATAGTAGCCGGTGGTCGCGCCATCGCCGTAGTTGATATACCAGACCGCCATATCAGTTGTTCTTCACATACATGGCGGTGACCTTGAGGCTCGCCACGCTGGTGGTGCAGGTCGCCGTCCAGGCCGTGTTCACCGTGGTCGCCGGGATGGCGCTGTCGACTGGGAGCATCATGCCGCGGGTGTCGGTCGGCGGCACGTAGAAGCTCATGTTGTTGGTGCCGTCGCCGATTACGACCTCGGTGCCGGTCGCGGAGGTGTTGGTCAGCACCAAGCCGTAGATGTCGGTGAACAACGAGGCCACCGCAGTGACGATCGTGACCGGCGAGGTCGAGCTCGTGATCGTGGTCGCCTGGACGGCCTTGAGGCTGCGGATGGCGCCGACGGTGACCTGCTTGCCGGACTTGTCGAAGAGCGCCCCCACACGTTGCCCGTCGGTTACCGCGGTGGGATTGGCCGTCTTGGCGATGCCGCCCATCTTGAGCGGGTTGCCGCTGTCGGTCGAGCCGGAAGCCACGTCACCGGCGATCGGGATGGAAGATTGGTTGCTCGCAATCACCACCGGCGCCGAGTTGGCCATGGTGTTCTGGCCGTTGGCGTTGACGCTGTTGGGCGAGATGGCCACCACCAGGGCAGGATCAGTGGCCAGGGGGGCAGTGCTCGCGGCCTTCACGGCGGCGTTATTGGTGCCGTCCGTGTTGATTGCCCGCACCCGCAAATTGCCGGCCGTGTCCAGTGAGAGGGGATTGGTCTGCGCCGTCGTGTAGGCCGGTGCGGCCGTGGTCACCGCGGCCTGGGTCAGCCCGCCGGTCTGGCCGGAAGTGGTCGAGCCTTGGGCCACGGCGCCCGAGCTCGCACCCGACGCAATGTTGACCTTGAGGTTGCCGGCGTTGTCCAGCTGCAGGGGTGAGACGTTGCCGGAAGTGATCGTGGTCGGAGAGGTGTTGAACTGGCCACCGACAATGAGCTCGTTGGCGGGGCTTGCAGCGTTCTGGCCCGCGGCATCCATGGCCGCGCCGCCATTGCCCAGGGTGCGCGTGGTGCCAATGACCTTGGTTGTCTCCGCCGCAAGCGTCGCCTGTACTGCGAAGGTGCCGGCATTGGTGACAGCGGTGGATGCCGGCGACTGCACGCTCGCGGAAATCTGTTTCAGCACGGACATCGCCGAGATGCTCGTGCCATCGGTAGCAGTGCTTTTGGCGTCCGTCTTGGCGCCGAAGGTCGTATCCGCGCCATCGGCGACCTGGATAGGGAAGGTGCCAGCGTTGGTGACGGCCTGGGACGGCGGCGCCTGCACGGAAGCCGAAATCTGCTTCAGGATGGAGACGACGGAGATGGGGGTGAGGTCGGTCGCAGTCGATTTGGCGTCGGCTTTCGCCCCTAAGGTGGCTTGCCCGCCATCGGCCATCAGCCCATCGATGGTACTTACGGTGCCGGTGCCGCTGTTCGGAAGACCAGCGCTGATGCCGACCGTGAGCAGATTGGCCATGGTGCTAGAACCCTAGGACGAAAAAGCTGGTGCCGGCCCCGCCGGTCGGCCCGCCACTAATGACCACGACCGGCTCGAGCCAGTTCTTGGGCGCGATGCCGATGCCGATGACGAGCAGTGAAAGATACTGGAGATGCTGATGGAGATGCAGGTAGGCGCTCACAGGGTCAGCCCCAGGATGTTGGTGGCCGTGGTCAAGGTGGCGTTGACGCGCACGCAGGACACCGGGAGGATGCCCACGGGGACGCTCTTGAAGACCACGGCAGAGCTTGAATTCGAGGCGATGAGCGAGATGTCGCCGGAGACGCCGACATAGAGCGCGTCGAAGAACACCGTGGCGCTGTCGGAAGGGGTCACCGCAACCGCGGTCTGGGCCGACTGGGCCTCATTGCCGGCCTGGGGCGTACCGACGCCCGTGCCGTCGGCGATGTAACGATTTCCGACGAAAGGCATGGGCGTATCTCCGATGCGGGAGACGGGTTGAACGTCACAGTATCAAGGAATATCAAGAAAGTCGACTTGATCTTGACTTACTCGACAAACGGCATAGCGTGGGGCTTGATCTAGGGGATAAACACCATGGCTGGACGTGCATTGGCTATCGGTTTGGCCGTGATGGCCATGGTTTTAAGCGCGGCGCCGGCCTCGGCCACCTTCGTGCTCGAGACGAGCTTCCTACACTCCGGCAAGCTTTTCTTCGATGGCGATCTGAAGGACACGAACGCCTTCACGGGTGAAGTCTTCACGCAGAAGAGCGGCATTTTCATCGACATCTCGACCATTGGGAATGTCGATGTGGCCTCGGGCTTCGCGAACATCGTGCCGGTCAAGGACGGCAACCTGACCAGCGCCACCTTCACCCCCGAAGACCCGCTGCTCTTCAACGATTTCTCCCTTCGCGGTCAGCTCGTGACGGCTGGTGTGTTCAGCTTCGTGGTGCAGGACGACCAGGGCAACGCGCCCCAGATTTTTACCTTCGATTCCGGCAAGGACGACGATTTTTCCAGGGTCGGCGTCATCTCCAACGACGGCGAGACGATCAAGAGCGTCGGCGTGCTCGGAGATTTCAAGGAACTGAAACAAGTAGAATTCAGCACTCTCGGCGCGGTGCCGGAGCCAGCCACATGGGCGTTGATGCTGCTGGGCTTCGGGGCTTTGGGGTTTGCCGGTTACCGCCGCCGTTCACGCGGTATTGCATTGGTTTAAAGAACCCCCTGCATTCTCGCCCTGAGGCCCGTTCCCCCATAGGCCTTCTCCCAGAGGATGCAGAGGTAGGAAAGGCGCCGTCGATGACCCTTCGGCGTCTTTCCGCTGGGCTCCCTTATCAAGCCCGGGCCAAGGAGCGCAGAAGTAAGCAGCAGCCTACGCAGATCCCAAGATGGAACTCGAGCCGGTGGCTAGCCGCCGGCTCCTTTTTTTTGGATTGCTAAACGATAATAGGCGGTTGGGAGCGTGGCGCACCATTGCCAAGAGAGCTCGGCCGGACACCGCCCTGCAGCGGCGCCGTGGTGTAAGGTTGCGCTTTAGGGGTCAGAGACCCCAGCGCCTGCGCAAAAGCTTGGCCCAGGCCGTAATTGGGCAGGTTGGCGACGACCACGGGGGAACCCCGGGGCGCCTCGGTTTCGCCGGCAATGCTGGCAGGGGCTTCGGCCGTATCGGCCTTGGGAATGAAGCTCGCGCCAATGCTGCCAACGCCGATGGCGTTAGGGTCGCTAGAGCCAGGGTAGGTCACGCCGCTCTTGGTCGCATACTGGGGCTCGAGAGGGCTTACTGGCTTGATGTAGCCGACGCCGGCCTGGGAGCCATCGCTCAACGCCGCCTGGAGCTTGTCGTTGTATGGGGCCCAAGGCTTATAGCCCTGCTCGTCGTACATCTTGATGGCGACGCTGCGCTGAAGGTCACGCGGAGCCGACATGGCATCCGGGAACTGGGCGAGATCAATGCCGGCGCGAGGCGCGTAGGCCTTCCAATTGGTGTTGGTGATCTGCCAATTGCCCTGTGCGGTGTGGGTCGGATCGTTGATGTAGTTCATCACGTTCCGATCGCCACTTTCGTATTGTGGAATGATATCAACGGGATGTTGCATCGGCACCAGAGGAGAGGACCGAAGGGCGGCTTCGCGAAGGAGGTCTGCGATCGTGGCCACGGCGCTAACCTATGTTGGCCAGTGCCTAGGCCGGCGGCTGCGCCTCCGGCTAAGGCACTAGTGGCGTTCGGACGGAAGGAGAGGCGGACCGAAAACGGCGCCTGGCTCGCCAAAGCACACGGCACATCGGGGACCAAGGAAGCACCCTGACGTTTAAGGGCAGGCCCCTGCTCTTCCGTCCGAACGGGAAGAAGGATGGGGCCTGAGGGGATGGAAGTCAAGGCCGGCATAACGACAACACTGTGCACACTGTAACAGAACACTTCAGTTTAACTGAATACGAAGCGATCTAGAACGCTGGAAATTCTGGAAAATTAGTGTGCAGCCCCGAACCGCCAAAAAATTGGAAAATTAGTGTGCGAGCCTGCCTGGGCCACGCCAACACCGGGGCGGGGTGGGCGGGAGGGGTGGTTGCGAATTGCAATTGGTCGGGGTCGCATTGCCGACTAACGACGCCGACGCCGACGGCGCCGACACGCTACTATCAGTAACGTGCTATTAGGCCATTTCCCCTAGGGATGAGAGCACTACGGCGCTTCGGGGTAAGCATCTGGCAAGCGCTAGGACCACATGTCGACTGCCTTGGCGATGTCGACGATAGGCCTGGCGCGCCCGGCAAGCTCGCTCTCGAGCCTGTCGACTAAGTCACGGAGATCATTGGTAGATCGCTCGACTAGAGGCCGATCATTGGCTGGCTCCTGCGCCGCGGGCCGCGGCGGAACATGGCCGGCCATGAGTAGGAAGGTCCTGGCGATGTCCCATCTTGTTCTTGCTGGCGTCGTCTCATCGTCAAGCATTTGGTTCGCTATACGCCAGGCCTTGGCCGCGCCTTCAGTCGTAATCTGGAGCCGAAGCGCTTTGAAGCGCTCGATCGCTTGCCCCAATAAAAGCTTCGAAATTGCCTTCGTAGGCCTACCGCGATGGAGTCGCGGCATTGTGCCGGGTATCCTGATACCCGTATTTTGTAAGGTACCCTGATACCCGTCTCGATTTTCTCGCTTGACTTGACTGTCGCTCATCCCCTACTCTATCAATTCTATCCCCGGCCCGCCAAGGCCTAACCCAAGGAACCTCACCATGAACCGCGAAACAACGCCTAACCTCCATCTAAGCGCTCCCGTTCATTACGCTTTCAGCGAGCGATACGCGACGCATTACTGCGGGCCAGTCGCAGCAATGTACGCCATGAGCCTGTATCGGGATTGCATCGCGCGCTTCGGCCATTGCCTAGAAGATTCAGGCTATGCAGACAAGATGCTGCGCAATTTTCCCCTTATGCTCCAAAAGCGCAACTAATACGGTATTGCAGTCGAGCGCTCTGCGGAGCGCTCTATCGGCAATAGCCGGGGCCACCAAGGCCTAACCAAGGAACCTTCCCAAGATGACCGAGAACCAGAAAGCTTTCCTCGCCGCATGGCGGCGCCGAATCGAGGCAACATACGACTGGGCCAAAGACGCCGAGAAAATCGAGCGCTTCATGGGCTCGATCGAACGGATGCTCACGACAGATCGTAATTGCGTCGACATCAACTCCGACACCTGCCGCGCCGCCTTCCGCGAAGCGAACGGTAAAGGCCGCCTCACCTATAAAGCATTACGCACTCTCTAGCTATCGCAGTCGAGCGGCTCACGAGCCGCTCTATCGGCAATAGCCGCGGCACGCCAATGCCGAATCAGACCAAGGGAGCTAAGCGACATGATCAAGACTGCACTCGACATGCATCGAGCGCTGCGCAAGCGCGCTTATGCTGGCGTCATCCTGTGGCAGGGCGCAAGCTTACTTGACGGAGCGCCCGTCGTCGCGATCGCAACTTGTTTCCGGCGCTCGCGCAACAGCAAAACCGGCTCGATGATCCAAAGCTATATCATCCGATCGGATGTCGATCCGGTCAAGGCCTTGAAGCTTGGCCTAGACAGTAGCGTTTGCGGCATGTGCCCGCAAAGGCCTAAGCTTGGCGGCGCCTGCTATGTGCAAGTCGGGCGCAGCGTCGCTTCTATCTTTCGCGCCTTCGAGCGCAAGCGCTATGCAGCGCCTGGCATAGATTACGATCCGCGAATCATCCCGGAGCTTTTTGCCGGTCTTGTGTTTCGCCTAGGTTCCTATGGTGATCCTGCAGCCATTCCTTTCCAAGTTTGGCGCGCCTGCACCCTGAAAAGCGCCGGCCATGCCGGGTACACTCATCAATGGCGCAACCCGGCTTTCAAGGCCTTTCGCTCTTTGTGCATGGCTTCGGCCGACACGGAGCACGACCACGGAGCGGCACTCGCGACAGGCTGGCGAACCTTCCGGGTTCGACTGTTGTCGCAAGCCAAACTAGTGGGCGAAGTCGTTTGCCCTGCCTCGAAAGAGGCTGGCCACAAGACGACATGTGGCAGCTGCAAGGCCTGCGGGGGCACGTCGGCCAAGGCTCGCGCTTCGATCGTCATCGCGGCGCATGGCCCATTCGCCACGCGTTTCGCTGCAGTGCAATCACGGCTCGCCGCATAACCAAGGGAGCCCGCCACCATGATGCTACTCAGCATGTTTGCTTTCTTCGGCGCATGGCTCGCCTTTCTGTTTTGGGCCATGCTTGATCCTGACGATAGCCAAGGGTGAAACCCGATGACATTCAAGAAAACCGACCGCGTCATGTTCGCTCGTGGCTTCTTGCGAGCCACGGGACAATTCACGGGATGGGCGCCTTTCGCCAAAGGCGCCATCATCCGGCTCGATACGATCGCGCCAGGCTTCACCCTGGCGAAAATCCGATGGGACGACGGCGAAATTTCCCGCGTCAATATCGGCAATCTCGTGCTCGAAAACCGCCTTCACCTTGAGCCGGCCTGAAACCGAACCACAAACCACAAACCCAAGGGACTAGACCAATGACCGATTACAATCCGATCGCAGTCGACAAGGCCATTGAGGCGAGCAATCGCTCACGATCCAAGATCGGCAAGCGCGAGGCTAAGGCTATTCATCGGCTACTCGCCGGCCGGACTACACCGTCCACTGCGCCGCAAAGCTTCAAAGCCGGATCAACGTTGAAATCAACAGACCAAGGACAAATCCAATGATCTTCGACATAGGCGACCGAATCAACATCGAAAGTTGCACGCGCCCGACCACGCGCGGCGAGATCGTCGCGCTGCGCCACGCAGTCGGCAACACCCGAACGGGCGAGCTGTCCTTCGGAGCGGACGTGCTGCTTTACCCTTCGGGACGCGTGGTGTTCTTCTTCCTGCATGACATCGCACGCTGGAATGCCGCCAAGCTTGAAGCGCTGGCGCCGTGAAAGACCTCGTTTCGCTCCTCGCCCTAGCCGTGCTCGTCTGCCTCGACTGGCTCGACGGGAAGCACGGCTGATGGTCACCATAGCCGGCGGAATCCTGTTGGCCTTGGCGATCCTGGCGCTCGGCTACGTGCTCGCCAAGCTGTTCATGGCCGGACTAGTCGCCGGGCTGGCCTGGCTCTTGCTCAAATGGACCGCGAAGCTGGCGCTTGTGCTCTTGCCGCTCGCCCTCATCGTGTCGATGGGAAGCCTGCCGGGCATATGGAAGGACGTCGCGGCCCTAACGGCAATGGGCCTTTTGCTCTATCTCGATGCGGAATACAACTAAACCATAAGTTGAACAGCACTAGAAACATCGGGACCCGGCGACGCTTCGCCGGGTTCCCCTTTTTGGGGTAGCCCCGCCAAGGCCTTCAGAGGCACCCTACAGGCCCGCCACGCTTCCCCGCTAGCCGTGAGCCTGTAAGGCCAGCAACCGCGCCCACGCCCCGGCCCAAACCCGTCCTTGTGGCTTTCCACCAGACCGCTCACCAGCGCCCACCGCATCGCGCCTTGCGCCCAGCCGCGCCAGGTGCCGGTGAGCCTCGCCAAATCCTTGGGCCGGTACCACTCGCCCGGCCGCATCGCCGTCAGCGCTTGCTCGTATGGGACCTGACCAGGCGGACCGATAAGCCCTGCCGGGTCGCCGGCAGCGGCCAGCGTAGCGGACGCTTGCCGGGCGCCGCGGAGCTCCGTCCGCCTTTGCCGCCTGGCCAGTGCCAACTGCTTGCGCCGCACCGCGCGCCGCTGCTTCTCCAGGTCCAGCCGGACCTTGTCCCATCGCGGATCGTCCGGTGGCGGGAGGTTAATCAGGATTTCGAAGATGCTCCTAGCCATCAGGTCAATCTCTCCAACTCGATCACCCTGCTCGTGTTTGGGCCTCCCTAAAGGGAGAGGCCCCTGACACAAGCGTGCTTGGGTTACTAACTCAAGCGCGCTTGGGTTAACTCAAGCGCTATTTTTAAACCATTGATTTTGCTCATCTTTATATACTAATCCGCGCTTGAGTAGACTCAAGCGCAATGCTCTTAAACGTACCCTGCTGACGGACACCGCGCTTGAGTTCGAATTCAAGCGCGTTTTGCCGTGTTTGTTCACTATCCACCCCTCTTGCGCATGTGCGTCCCAATCATTGCTGGAAATTCCCTCTGAATTTTCCAGTTGATCGAAAAAGCCCATCATCTGCTTTTCTGGCCCGGTCATCTCGCCTGGCTCGAAATCGCTTTCGGCCTTGGATTTCCACCGCATCACACAACTGAAGATCGGCTTTCCGTCGGCTTCGCTCTTGCCGACTTCGATCGTCTCTCGCTCGAATGCCAGCGACATCGTCCCGTCGATGTCCCGCTGCTTGGTGGCCGTCAGCGTGCCCGTGTTTACGTTCGGCCCGTCGGAGACGACCTCGAGCTCCGTGTCGGTCGCCGCCTTCAATGCCGATGAGCCACGGGCCCCGCGAGCGGCATCCTTGCCGGAGTGATGCACCAGCATGACATGGCATTGCAGCGTCTCGCACAGTCCCTCGACGACCTTCATGACGCCATTCATGTCCGACGCCGAGTTCTCGTCGAGCCCGGCGATCGCCCGCGAGAGCGTGTCGATGATGACCAGGGCCACCGGCAGCCCCTGATCCTTCTCGGCTTCGCGCACTAACGCGACCAACTCCGCGGCGTCCTTACTCCCTGGCTTAAGATCGATGCCCCAGCGCACCGCGGCCATCTTGCATCCCGTCCCATGCCGTTTCCGCAAAGCCACTAAGCGCTTTCTGATGCCGGCGCCGCCTTCGAGGGCTATGTAAAGCACCAGCCCTCGTTTCACCTCGCAGCCGTTCCATGGCTTCCCGGCGCCCACATGCCAGCCCATGTCGAGCGCCGCGAAGCTCTTCGAGGCCCCCGTCGCCCCGTAGAGGATCGATATCATGCCGGCGTCGAGCCAGCCCTTGATGAGGTATGGATTGTCGTTTCCCGGCATGACCTGGTCCACCCATTCGGTTGTCGGCTTGCTGTTTCGCTTTTTTGTCCGGGGTAATTCCCCCACGGGAATATCCACCGCATCGAATTCAACGAGCGGCGATGCAACTCCCAGTGGTCGCCGGCGGTACTTGTAGGAACGTCCCACCCTTGTTTCGAGCAATTCCCATTCGTAGGGTGGAAACACCTTCGCCTCGTTCCAGTGCTCCATCAGCAGCACCACGGCCTGTGCCTCGGACACGCCCATGTCGCCTAGGTGCGCCGCCACCCTGTAAGTCTCGTTGTTCCGCCCATTGCCAGACACCGCGATCGGCGCCTCGTCGACGATCCACCTCACGGCTCGCTCCAGATCCGCTTGCGCATCGAGCTCCACCGCGCTAGCCCCTGGCCGTGTTCCTGATTCAGTCCGCGCGCACCGGCGCGCGCGTCCGCACATGTCGACCAGCCACGCAGGCGCCATCGCGATCGGCTTGTCGGCCAGGATCTCATAGCGCCCTTGCCATGTTTCGGAACCGGGCCCGACGACAAATCCATGCCACCCGCGGACGTCGAGCCCTGGCCTCAGCGCCCGTACCGAGTTACGCACCTCGACGCCGTTAGTCCTGAAGTAGATGTGCCGGCCGCCGGTGGGCGTGCGCACCGTAAACGTGCGCACATCGAGCTCCAGCGAATCGACCAGGTAGTCCAGCGACGCATCGCCATGAGCCCCGTTCTTCATGTCGACGTCGATGACCATCAGGTCGCCGCCGGCCAAGATCCCCACGTTGTTGTCTAAAGCTTCGCCCCAGGGCAGCGTCCACATGGCCCTGACCGTTTCCGCATCGCACGATGCCGATTCGGGCCAGTTCTCGACGACGGGATGTTTCCCCCAGACCTCTAGCTTGAAAACCCTGAACCCCCTCGCGGCAAGCGCCATTGCATGCTCACGCATCGGGGATTCAGGCATGTCGATTGTCCTTCGGCGTTGGCGAATTTCAAGCTTGACACAGCCTAATCAAGCCGTCTAGCCTGCTTCGGTAGAGCTTGATCGAGCTCGAAATCCATTCGAACACACCCGTCGACAATCGAAAGATGCCGCATGCCTCCGGCTCGCCAAACCCTTATCCCATGAAAATCTTGGCCCTCGACCTGGGCACGCGCACCGGCTTCGCCATCGCGTCGACCCGTGATGCGGTCATCACCGCGATGCTGTCCGGCACATGGTCGTTCCAGCCTAGCCGCTATGACTCATCGGGCATGCGCTTCGTCAAGTTCCGCGCCCGCCTGCAGGAGACTTGCGAATCCATACGGCCGGATCTCGTGGCCTACGAAGAGGTGAGACGCCATATCGGCACGAGCGCCGCCCACGTTTATGGCGGCCTCGTGGCCATGCTGCAAAGCTATTGCCAAGAGGCCAATATCGAGTTTCAGGCCGTGCCCGTGGCCACCATCAAACGGCACTTCACGGGCAAGGGCAACGCCGACAAGGCGAAGATGATCACCGCCGCTAGAGCACTGGGCTTCAATCCCGCGGACGACAACGAAGCCGACGCGATCGCTTTAGCCCGCTATGCACTCGTCGAATACGGCATCCGGGAATACACCTGAAACACCATGAAAGAATACACATGAGCCCCATGAGCATACCTGCCGACTACATGGAAGAGTTCATCAAAGAACATCCAGACGGTTTCGCGATCGTCGACCTGTTAGAGGCGTTTCTGGTCCGGCAAGCTTTGGACAGCGGCACCGATGAGCACAAGCTCGAGCGCGACATGTTCCAATTGGCCGCCCACTCCGGCTCGCCGACCGGCGTGGTGGCCGGCTGCGTCCGCGCCATGAGCCTCACTCTCTTCTGCATCGACAGCGACAAGGCCGTGGCGGACGTGCTGCAGTCTTTCTGCCGCTTGGTGCTGGCCCAGCGTGCTGGCGTGAACGAGATGGTGAGACACCTGGACGCGATGGGCCTGGCGCCGACCGTGTCATGATCAACGTCAATCCTCCGCTTGCGCTTTATCCTTTTCAGGAGACAGGTGTCTCGTGGCTTATGGACCGCACCGATGCCTTGCTCGCAGACGATATGGGCCTCGGTAAGACCGCCCAGGCCGTGGTGGCGGCTCTGCGCCTCAAGCTCACCAATGTGCTGGTGATCTGCCCGGCTTCCGTAAGAGCCGTGTGGCTGGACGAGCTCCGTCGCTGGGGCGGTCCTTCGATCCTGAAGCTCTGGCGCGTGATGTCCTACGACGCCTTCCGCAACACGAGTATGGGCAAGGGGATGGTGCCGCCCAGGTCCAACTTCGACTTGGTAGTCATCGACGAGGCCCACTTCCTCAAATCGCCTGACGCCATGCGCACCAAGGTGATCTTCGGCAAGAACTGCGAAGGCGGCTTCGTCAAGCAATGCCGGCGGGTGTGGTTGCTCACCGGCACGCCCACGCCGAACAACGCCTCGGAGCTGTGGCCGATGCTGCATGCCGTGTTCCCGGCCCTTATTCACAACGCCCAAGGTAAGCCGCGCAACCAGCATCAGTTTATCCAGCGCTACTGCCGCCTGGTCGAAACGGGTTTCGGCCGTGCCAAGATCGTTGGCGCCAAGCGCGTGCCGGAGCTCAAGGCGATTTTAAGCCAGGTCATGCTGCGCCGCCGCAAGCTCGACGTGCTGCCGGACCTGCCGCCTTTGCGCATCGCCATGCTGCCCTTGGAAGCCACGGCGCCGGAGGTGTCGTCCGCCTTCACTGCGCAAGTGCGAGCGGCCCTCGACGCCGAGGGCCTGGCCGGGCTCCAAGGTCTTGGCGAGACGCTGGCCACCTATCGGCGTGCGGTGGGCGTGGCCAAGGCCGATGCCGTGGCCCGCTGGGTCAGGGACCAATTGGCGTCAGGCCTGGGCAAGGTCGTGCTCTTCGCGCATCACCGCGAGGTCATCGAGATCATGGCCGCGGCGCTCAAGGAGTACGCGCCGGCCGTGCTCACCGGCTCGTCCAGCCCCAAAGAACGTGAAGCCGCGGTCGAGCGCTTCCAGCGCAACCGCTACTGCCCGGTGTTCATTGGGCAGCTGCAGGCGGCCGGCACGGGCATCACCTTGAACGCCGCGAGCGATGTCGTGCTGGTCGAGAGCTCTTGGGTTCCAGGCGACAACGAGCAAGCCATTATGCGCGTTCACCGCATTGGCCAGCAGAACGCGTGCATCGCGCGCATCGCCCATGTCCCCGACAGCATTGACGAAGACATTGCGCGGGCTTGCTCGAGGAAGCTGGCCGATATCAACGCACTGTTCAATTGAACGGAGTTCATCATGCCCATAACGCTGACCATGACCTATGAGAGCACTGACGATATGCTTCGCGATCTCGCCGCATTGGTGCGGCTGACGGGCTTTGCGCCGACACCGGCTGCGCCTGAGGTGATGCTCCGCGATCCTTTTGGCCAACCGCTTTACAACAGCCCTGGTGAGCCCGAAGCCGTGGAGCCTCCTTTGCCCAATGGGCCTGTGGTCCAGTTCCCCGAGGTCAAGCTGCCGACGCGGCGCGGTCGACCGCCCAAAAGTGAAGTGGCGTCACAAGCATCGGCGCAGCCGGAATCGGAAGCAGTGGTGACGCCTGACGATTGCATCGAAGCGGTCAAGTCGCTTGTGAGCCGCACCGGCGACATTCTTGCCCCTGGCCATGTCCTAGGCGGCTTCGGCGTCAAGAAGACCCGCGAGCTGACCGATGCCCAGCGGGCCGGCTTCGTGGCGGCTTGCGCGGCCTATGTGGCCGAGGGCGCTAAGGCCGCCCCATGACGGAGCATGCTCATTCACAGCGGGTCCATGCGCGCCTGAGCCCGTCCGGCGCGCATCGCTGGATGGCCTGCCCCGGCAGTGTGCGCATGGAGACGGGGCTGCCCGATCGACCTTCGAGCTATGCCGACGAGGGCACCGCCGCGCATGAGTTTGCTGCGCAGTGCATCGCGAACAGGATCGATCCGGGTGAGTTCTTGGGTGGCAGTGTCGACATCAAGACGGGCAAGTTCCATCGCGAGCCGGATCGTGGGATCTGGATCGACGAGGAGATGGTCGACGGCGTGCGGGCCTATCTCAACTACGTCTTCGATCCCATGTTCGACGGCTATGAGAAGGCTTTCGAGGAGCATGTGAGCCTGCAGCATTTTGGCATCGAGGGGCTGGACGGCGGCACCGCCGACGCTCTTCTCTATTCCCCCATCCACAAGCACCTGGTCGTCGTCGATTTCAAATACGGCCGCGGGGTAGCCGTTCAACCGCAAGAGAACCCGCAGGCCATGTCCTATGCGCTGGGCGCGGCCGAGCGCTACCACAATCGCGGCGTCAATTTAGTCACCGTGACCATCGTGCAGCCACGCGCGCCGCACCCTCGCGGTCCCGTGCGCGAGTGGACCGCTGGTGTCGTGGATCTCGCCGAGTTCGCGACCGCGCTGGTGGCGGCCGCCAAGGCGACACAGGTGCTCGATGCAGCCCTCAATGCCGGAGAATGGTGTAAGTTCTGCAAGGCGGCTCCCGTCTGCCCGGCCATGCGCGAGAAGGCGCTCGCCGGGGCGATGGCGGACTTCGACGAGGTGATGCCGCCGCCAGACCCTGTGAGCCTGACGCCACACCTATTGGCGGCCGTGCTGGCCGAGGTCGACTTCATCGAGATATGGTGCCGGCGCGTGCGCGAGCACGCTCATGCGGAAGCGACCGAAGGTAGATGCCCGCCCGGCTGGAAGCTGGTGGCCAAAAGGGCCAACCGCAAATGGCGCGAAGACGATGAAGCCGCGGCCGCGCTCAGCGCTATCGTGCCGGAGGACGATCTCTATACGCGCAAGCTCGTCTCGCCGGCCCAGGTCGAGAAGTTCGTGCCGGGCCGCAACAAGGAAGAGCGGGCGAAGTTCCTGTCGCCTCTCGTCATCAAGGAATCGACCGGCACGGTGCTCGCGCCCGAGGCCGATGCGCGACCGGCCGTGAAGGCCGACGCGGCAAAAGAGTTTGCGTGAGCGTAACGGAGTAAAATCGATGTCCACGACCAATCTGATGAACAACTGCTCTATTGCTTCTTCCGGCAACGTCATCACGGCGCGGGCCAGGATGAGCTATCCGTCCCTGTACAAGAAGTCATTGCCTGCCGGCGAGACCGATCCTGAGAAGGCGAGATACAAACTGAGCCTTGTCTTCCCGAAGGAAGCCGATCTCCGCGTGCTGGCCGAAGCCGTCGAGAAGTGCGCGGTCGATCGCTGGGGCGCCGACTACAAGTCTAAATATGCCAAGGTCAAGAAGCCGTTCCTGTTCGTCAAAGACCATCCGAACATGGGCTTCGATCCTGACGAATACGAGATGTTCATTCGCACGAGCTCTGACGACCGGCCGAATGTCATCCGCGCTGATCGCACCAATGTCGGCGAGGACAAGGAAGAGGAGGTCTATGCCGGCCGCTGGGCGCGGGCCACCATCCGGCCATTCGCCTACGACCACAAGACCGGGGGCAAGGGCATATCCTTAAGCCTGCAGAACGTGCAGCTGCTCGACCACGCCGACCCGGTCGGGCGGGTGCGGGCATCTGCCGAGGACGAGTTCGAGAGCGTTGGCGGTGAAGCCGGCAAGCCAGCTAGCATCGACGACCTGTACACGTAAGGGAGCGAAGTGATATGGCCACTGTAGAGAATCCGCGAGCTGCGCCGGGCGCCAATTCCGTTTCGGCAACCCAATTGAAATCCTTCATCACGCGTGTCGAGAAGCTGGTCGAGGAGCGCGCCGTGATCGTCGGCGACATCCGTGAGGTGTTTGCCGAGGCCAAGGCGCAAGGCTTCGACGCCAAGGCCATCCGGCAGATGATCGCCATTCGCAAGGACATCGAGCAATGGAAGGAAAACGAGGAAATCCGCGACATGTACCTGCACGCGCTGGGTCTGATCTGAAGCCATTGCTCGAGACGATATGGGGCCAGCCCCATGTCGTCTCGCCGCTCTGGGTCGCGGCTTGGAAGCTCTACAAGAGCAGAGCTCTTGTGGAGTGCGTGAACGTCTCCGACGAGGTCAGGACGCCGAAGGTATTCGAGTGCAAATCATGACCGATCGCACAGAGGCGGAGAAAATTGCGAGGATCATCTGTCATTATTCCCCAACAGGGCCGAGCAATTATAACTCCTGCTGCCCAGAGCCTATGGGGCAGAAACGTTGTCAGCAACAGGCCGACCGCATCATCGCCGAGCACATCGAGCCGTTGCGCGCAGAACGGGACGAGGCAGTGAAGCGCGCGCAAGAGGACGCAACGGTTAAGCGCATCCTCGAAATGCCGGATTATGAAGTTCTAAAGGGCGTTCCTAAATCCGAGATCGATGCCATGAAGTGGGTTGCCGAAAGCGCGATCTGGAAGTCCCGCGCCTTGAAAGCAGAGGCAGAACGGGACGAGGCGCGACTGTGGCAGCGCCGTGAAGCTGCCTTGGCCAGCGATGCTTTCGTAATGGCTGAAGAACACGCCAAGGAATACGAAGCCGAGATTGCTGCGCTCGAAGCGCTGCTTGCGGAGTGCGCCGAGCAGGTGCTGAAGCCGATATCTGAGTCGGCCGGCATTTGGCCTCCAACGCGGAAAGATGCCAGCGCTCTCCTCGCCAAGCTCAAGGCCCGCAAGGAGCCGCAGCCATGACCGAGCGCACCTGGGGCTCAGTTTATAACCACTATCTCAGCAAGGGCTGCGACCGGAGCGAGGCGGCATATAGAGCCGACCAATGGGAAAAACACCAACGGCCGGATCGCTGGCGAGAATGCTCAAGCACGCATTGCGAGAGTGCCCAGGAATGCCGGTCGCCACACGACTGCGCAGCGAAGACGCGGCGCCCCCCTGAATTTGCGCTAGCTCATAGGATACGGCCATGAGCGAGCGCACAGAGGGATGCATTGCGCACCGCCATCGCCAAGCTCAAGAGCCGCAAATGAACATCGGGGTCGCCATGGTTGGCGGCGGTGGTCGTCGCGAGAACGACTTCTACGCGACGCCGCCGGAAGCTACTCGCGCCTTGCTACCGGTCATCCGCCATTGGCCTCAGGCGGTATGGGAACCGGCCTGCGGCGACGGGGCGATGTCGCGGGTGCTCGAGCGCTCCGGGGGCTACGAGGTCTTCTCGAGCGACATCAAGCTCCGCGGCGCTGGGCTCGAGCTCGACTTCCTGAAGAGCAACATCCAGATACGCACGGCGATCATCACCAACCCGCCTTACGACCAGGCGGCCGAGTTCATCACGCATGCCGTCGAGACGTTAGCGACGCCTTATGTGGCCATGCTGCTCAAGATGACCTTTTGGACGGCAGCCAAAAGAGCAGCGCTCTTTCGCAAGCATACACCGGCCTTCATCTGCCCGCTGACCTGGCGCCTGGACTTTCTAAATTTGGGTGCGCCCACGATCAGCTTCATGTGGTGCCTGTGGGAGCCAGGCGAGAAGCTCGCCAAGACGGTGCTGCTGGACCATCCCGATGCGGGCTTGCGGCAGTATTTCTGATGAGGTGGCTTGCCTGCGCCCTGGCCGTCCTTTTGGCTATTGCCGGTCCGGCCGAGGCGCGTCATGGGCACCGTTGCGGGCCCGGCTACATCAAGCGTTTGAGCTTGGGCATTTGCGTCAGCAAGCGCTCGAGGCTGGCGAGGGGCTATGTATGGGTGTCTGCCCCTCGCCAGTACGTCCGCCGACACCATCGCATCACCTTCAGGGAGCGCCAGCCGGAGGTCGAGGCGGCCAAGAAGGGCGATCGTCTGCCGATCGAGCCGCTCGAAGAGCGGATACCGAGCGAGGACGAGCTCCTGCCGATCGACAAGCCAGCGCCGCCTGAGCCGGAGCTGCCTTTGCCGAATTCGCTCCTCTTGCGCAAAGTGCCGGTGCAGCCGTTCAGTTGGTTCTCGCCGGAGCGCTTGCATCCATGAGATGGCCGCATGATCCACCCGAATGGCAGCGCGAACCAGCCTGGCTGGCGGGCCTAACCTATCCGGCCCGCCTCGCCATTGGCGCCCTGATCCTTTTCATCATTCTCGCCTCTTGGCTGGTGCTGGGTTGATGCCTGAAACCCACACGCTCTTTCTCGACTTCGAAACGCGTAGCACGGTCGATCTCAAGTCGGTGGGTGTCTATCGCCACGCCGAAGATCCGACGACCGACGTGCAGTGCGCGGCGTTCGCGATTGATGACGGCGACGTGTTCTTGTGGCGAAAAAGCGATCTTCCGCCGATCGCCATTGGCGAATTCGTCCGACGTGGCTGGCCGATCGTCGCCCACAACGCCAATTTCGAGAGCGTCATCTGGCAGCACATCCTCACGCCTCGCTATGGCTGGCCAATCCCCAAGCCCGAGCAGTGGCGCTGCACCATGAGCATGGCGCTGGCCATGGCGCTGCCGGCCTCGCTTGAGAACTGCGCCGCGGCGCTCTCGCTCACTACGCCTAAGGACATGGTGGGGCGAGGGTTGATGCTGCGCATGGCTCGGCCACGGTCAACCGACCCGCTGACCTGGTGGGACGAGCCGGAGAAGCTCGAGAAGCTCTACGAGTATTGCCGCACCGATGTCGAGGTCGAGCGCATGCTCTACGAGAAGCTCATGCCGCTCAGCGAAGCCGAGCAGGCGCTGTGGCGCCTCGACCAGGTGATCAATGGGCGGGGGGTGCAGGTCGACGTGCCGCTGTGCGATAATGCCAAGCGCATTGTGAAGGCCGCTACGTTGAAGGCCGATATCCGCATGAAAGAAGTCACTGCCGGCGAGGTGCAAAAATGCACCGAGGTCGGCCGGCTGACCAAATGGTTTCGGGGTTTGGGCGGCGATGGCAACAGCCTGGCCAAGGACAAGATCGTCGAGATCCTGATGCGATATGACCTCTCACCTAACGTCCGGGAAGCGCTGCAGCTGCGTCAGTCGACGGCGAAGACCTCTGTCGCCAAGATCGATGCACTGCTGGCCGGCATGAGCCTCGACGGCCGCGCACGGGGCCTGCTGCAGTTTCACGCGGCGTCCACGGGCCGCTGGGGCGGCAGGCGATTCCAGCCGCAGAACCTGAAGCGGCCCTCGAGCGACAACGTTTCAACCGCGATCGAGCTCGTCGGCTATGGTTCCCTCGACCTTATCGAGACGGTCTACGACGAGCCGCTCTCGGTGGTGGGCGATTGCATACGCGGCATGGTCTGCGCCGCTCCGGGCACCCGCCTGATGGCCGCGGATTTTAGCAACATCGAGGGGCGGGTGCTGGCCTGGCTGGCCGGAGAGAACTGGAAGCTCAGGGCCTTCAGGGATTACGATGAAGGCAAAGGCCCAGACCTATACCAAGTGGCATATGGGAGATCCTTTGGTATAGACCCTGCAGTCGTCACCAAGGCTCAGCGGCAGATCGGCAAGGTGCAGGAATTGGCCTTGGGTTATCAAGGCGGGCCCGGCGCCTTCGGTGCTATGGCCAAAACCTATGGCGTCGACATTGCCGAGAGCTACGACCTGATCACCGCTACGTCGCCCGGCCTCTTGACGCAGGCGCAAGCCGCCTATGAGAGCCGCGGCAAGCAGAGCGGCATGGGTGAGCGCGCTTGGGTGACGGCCGAGATCATCAAGCGGCGCTGGCGGGCGGCGCATGAGGGAATCACCTCTTGGTGGAAGGATCTCGAGCGCGGCGCCATGGAAGCCATCTCTAACACCGACGTGCTGCACCGCGACGCCGAAAACCCCCGCGGCCAGAAGGGCGCCTTGAAGGAACACCCGGTGATCTATGTCGAGCCGGTGAAGATGCGCAAGTCGGGATCGTTCCTCTGGGTGCGGCTGCCTTCCGGCCGTTCACTCTGCTACCCCTTTCCGCACTTTGCGATGAAGGCGATGCCGTGGGTCGACGACGAGGGCGACGTCGTGGTTAGGCGGGTGTTTGCCTACAAGGGAATGGACACTTTCACGAAGCAGTGGGAAGAGCAATACGCCTATGGCGGGCTGTGGGCCGAGAACATCACCCAGGCGGTGGCTAGGGATGTGATGGCCGAGGCGATGGTGCGGCTCGAGGCCGCTGGCTACCCGGTCGTGCTGTCCGTGCACGACGAGGTCGTTTGCGAGGTGCCATTAGGCTTCGGAACCCTGGAAAATTTTGAAAAAATTATGACGGAAATTCCCAAATGGGCCTTCGGATTGCCCATCGCCGCGAGTGCCTGGTCCGGGGAGCGCTACCGGAAATGAGTTGGGTGCCGCTAGCCTCGGTGGCATCTGTTTTGGCCGCAAACCACTACCTCGGCCCGATCAAACGCGGGACGGCATGGCAAGACGAATTTGGGGTGATCGTGGTGACTTCGCCGACCTCTAGGCGCTTGCCGCTTCATTGGTTGGAACTCGCCCGCTGGTGCATTTTATCGCGCGAGACTAACTCCGGCAGTCGTCAATGGGCCGCGTTCTCGCGTGCTTTGCGGAAGCTTCGGCCCGAAGTCACTACAATCGTAAGCTATAGCGACCCAAGCGTCGGCCATACCGGAGCCCTCTATCGTGCATGCAATTGGTGGTGGGCGCCGACGTGGCATCGCCTGCGACCGCCGCCGAGCGGCAATGGCGCTTGGACTGACGCACGACAAAGCCAAAAGGATAGATGGGTGTTCCCGCTGGCCAAAGACCCCGGCCGTGTCGAGGCTCTACTGATGCGCGACGAATCGCTTTTGAGAAAATTTCCTACGGCGGTGTACACGGAGCCGGGAGGGGTATCGCTTAAGAAGCTGATTGAATGCTACTTTTAACGCGCCGCGTAGCGCCCCAGAATCCCCTTTCAAGGCCTATCAACTCTAATCATTTCAACAACTTACCGTCTATATCGTAACGCTTCAGAAAAACAATGGAAGGCATTTCTTGATAATTTGCTTCGTTGAAATCGCTGCATTTTTTGGAGTTGATAATCAAGATTGCCGACACCCATCAAGGTTGGCGCGCCAGGGTTACGCAGCCTGTCCGAGCTGTGAAAGGTACTCGATGGAGCAGTGGCCATAGGCCCTCTCGACCGTCGACACGGTGTCGCCCAAGAGCTTGGCGACCGCGTAGATGGAAGCCCCGTCGAGCAGCAGATGAGTGGCCCTCGAGTGCCGCAAGACGTGCGGGTGGCAGCGCCCGTTGGTGATGCCGCACCTGCGCAGCAGGTTCACGAAAGGCTCGTAGGCCTTCCACCTACTCCCGAAGAGGTAACCCCCCTCGGCTTTAGCGATGCGGCGTTCCAGCACCTCCCGCATCTCCGGGAAGATGGGCACCACCGGGCGGCGCTTCTTGGTCTTGCGTTCTCCGTCCTTTGCCAAGTGGACCCGGCCCAGATCGAGCCGGATCTGTTCGACGCGCAGCCTCTCGATCGCGTTGCGGCGGGACGCGGTGTAGTAGGCGAGCACGATGAAATCGTGCAGCCGCCCGTCGGCGGCATCGAGCACCGCGGCCAATTCCGCCTTGGTCAGCCAGGGCGCTTCGCCGGCCCGCTCTTCGGCTGCCGGCAATTCGATCGTCGGCAGGCCAGGGCTTTCCGGCGTGCCGATGCGCCGCCAGCGTTTTGCGTGATTGGTCGCGGCCTGGAGGATGCCGAGTTCGCGCCGGATGGTCGCCACGGCAATGCCCTGGCTAACTCTTACAGCGCCATAGACCCTACAGCGGGGTATGTCGATGTCGGCCAACGGCTCGTCGCCGAAATTCGCCAGCAGCGTATTGATGCGGCACTTCATCGTTTTCCGGTCGGCGAGGTTAGGGCCCTGTTCCAACTCGTAGGTCGTCAGCGCCTGGCGCACTGTCATCCGGTCGCCAATGCGCATCCCGGCTATGTAGGCTTGTCCGTTGGCGAGGAACGCCGCGAAGGCCTTCTGCCCATCCTCAATCGTGTCAGTGCGTAGCGATACGCGCTTTGTCCGTCGAGCCTGCGGGTCGTACCAAGCGGCGTAGCCGATACCGTTACGGGTTTCAAACCAGGGTACCTTGCGCTGCGGACGAGCCATGTGATGTCCTCGATCTGCTCAACTGAGAATAGAGATTGGCGTCTCTCAGTACGGCCGGCGGGGATCAGCAGGCCAGTTTCAACGTAGCGTTGGATAGTTCTTGGCGAGAGGTGACAAAGTTTAGCAAATTCGCCTGATCGCATTAGCCGGTTTTTCGTTTTAGTTCTCCGTACTGGTCGTTTAAAAGCTGCATGATTTTTAAACCTGTACTGAAATCGACTGCTTGGTTTAAAAATAGCCACGCTCTACCATCACCTAAATCTTTAAAATCTAGTGAAGGTTTTCGATGGGTTGGGACTTCTTCTATAGCTAGAGGCGGCAGCAAGGCATCGCGTTCGACGCCTAAAACTTTACATAGTTTTTGCAATTGAGCGGGACGGGGGAGGGTGCGGCCACGGACGTAGCCGGAGATGCTGTCTTCACCGAGGCCGGAAGCTCTAGCGAGTTCCGCCTGCGTCATGCCCTTGTCGAGTTGGGCCCTTTGAAGACGCTTGGCGAATTCTAGCAGCCGTGCTTGACGGTTATCAAATTCGGGTTTGCGGGATGTAACGTGAACGGTCATTGGTTGATCTAGTGTTTCGAGTGTGCCCCCACCATTACTCTCGCTTTATAAAGGCAAAGAGGTTAAATATCAACTTTGGGTCGTGGTTATCCACGTTCGTGTTGTCGCAGCAGTGCCTTGGCTACAGCCGCTGAATCGGCAGGCGTGATGTCGGTCGGCGCATCGAGGCCTAGCTTCACCCGGTCGGGAGCCGGCAGCTTGGGGTCGGCAGGCTCCTTGCGCCACGGTTGATGCGTAAGGCGCTGCTGCGCTTCATGCAGGATCGGGTTCCGGGTGCTCATCCCTTCTCCTCGATAGGCGTGGTCGTGGTTGGCTGGCGTGTGCGCGTAGCCGGCATGTGGCAGTCGCGGATCTCTTTCACCAGCACGGCGATGAGCTCGTTCTGTGTCTTGTTGCGCTCGCGAGCGTTCTCGCTGACCTCCCCGAGGATGTAGGCGGCAAAACCAAGGAACGCCATGTTGACGAGCAATAGCGCTAACGCCAGCGGCGCCGCACCAAAGGCCGCGACGATGCCCGTCGCGACCTTGGTGGCGCCTTGCGTTAGGCTCTGTGGCGGTTCGTCGGCCATGGCTTAGGCAGGCGGTGCCGTCTTTGGCCCGGCCTCGCCTTCACCGGGAACCTTGACCCAGACCCAGCGATTGGCCTGCGGCGACCAAGCCCACACCCAATTACCACTGTCGGCCGCCGGCGGCTGAACAGGCGGCGGCTCAGTGGGCGGTACAACCGGCGGCACCTGTGCCCATGGCGGGCTGTAACCTGGATCGACGGGCGGCCGCACCTGTGCCCAAGGCGGCGAGTAGCCGGGATCGACTGGCGGCCGGATCTGTGCCCATGGCGGCGAGTAGCCAGGGTCCACTGGTCCACCTCCCTGCCCGCCGGGGGGCACTTGCGCCCAAGGCGGGCTGTAACCAGGGTCCACGGGCCCTACGATCGGCGGGAGCGTACTGTCGGCCGGAACGCCCATAATCGAGATTGTCTGGCCAGGCTTAACCGTAATAGTAGCCATTTTTAGTTCCTTTCCTCTCCGCTCATATGACTTTGCCGTTGACGGTGATCTGTACGCCCGGCGGTGCCTCAACGGTGATCGACACGGTCGGAATACTTGCCGGAACTTCCGGCACGATCGGCACGAGCGCGGACGCTGGACCGAACCAGGCCGCGCATTGCTCCTTCGACCCGTTGAAGGTGTTCACGTCGACCGGCGCCGAGATGCCGTTGACGCTTCCCTTGTCGGAGAACTGCCACAAGCTCCACATCGGCCAGATTTGTGTTGGCCAGGTGGGCTTGCCGGTGGTGTATTGCGCCAGCCACAAGCTATGCGGCTCGAGCCACGGATACTTCTTGGCGCCGACTTGCTCCTTCAGCAGATGCCCGGAGTAGATGGCGATCTGCAAAGACGGATCGTTCTCCTTCAACTCGTCTATAGCTTGTTGCAGGTCATCTAGGGTTACGTCCTGATGCTCGTAGTCGATGCAGGCGCGCGATCCCTTGGGGAACTTGGACTTGTTGCAGAACCAATCCATTTGGTTCCCCACGCTGCCGTGGCGCAGGAAGTGATAGGCGCTCCACTTCAGCCCAGCATCGAGCGCTTTGCTCATGCGGTCGGCGTAGGTCGGATCGTAGTAGCTGGTACCCTCAGTGGCTTTCTGGATGATGCCGACGACGCCGGTGGCGCGCACGTCGTTGAACGAATGCACGTCTTGATAGTGGGAGATGTCTAAAGCATGGATAGTGCTCATTGCGCCTCTTCCTGACGACGCTTGATGTCCTCGATCGTGTTCCCCGGCGCCTGCAGCAAATAGCTCTTCAGCTTCTGCTGCTGCATCGGCGTCGCCTTGCCGTTGCGCACGCCATCGGCGATGGTACGTGCTATGTCGGGATTGAACAGCGCTTCTCGCCAGGCCCGCGCGGCTTCCTTCTCGGAAAAATTGTTCAGAACGCGCAAGCCTATGTCGGCCGACAGATAGCCCTTCGGGACACGTCCGCTCATGAAGGCGAAAGCCTTGTTGAGCACGCTGGGGATGCCGGAACCCGTCAGGCCCTCGACGACCGAGCTCGCCGTCGTGGGCGCTTCGGCCGCGCCTTTCGGCGGCGGTAGCCGGCCTTCGATCTCGGCGGCGCGCGCGATCGTCTCGAGGTCGCTCATGTGTTCCGGCGACAGCACATGGCTCAGAGAGGGGGCATTGTCCGTCATGAATTTGCGGAGCTTGGTCGGGTCCGGTAAAGCGCTGTCTTCACCGCCGCCGGCGCCGGTTGCCCTCTCCCAGACCGCCCGGCGTAGTGCGGCTTCGGCGTCCGGCCCCGCGGCGCGGGCATTGGCGGCCAGCTGCTGCATGGTGCGTGGATCTTTCAGTCCGGCGTCGATGACCTCATGCGGCTGCTTGCCGAGCATGCTGGTGAGGTTCTGGTCGGCGGTAGCACGGCGAGCCGCCTCGGCCTCGCCTAGCCGCTGGTAGAGTTGAGATGGGTCGCGCCCGGCCACGGCCTCGCGCAACCAAGGGGCTTCGTCGAGAATGCGCGAATGCGCCTTCGTCCATGCCGTTACGGCGTCAGGGTTTAACATGCCATTCGGACCGACGCTGGTGCGGCGAATGTCGTCGAGGGCGGCATTGATGACGGTGTCGCGTGCCGCTGGATCTTCGCCGTGGATCAAATTGAACTGGCGCATCTCGGAGACGGCGTTCGGCGCGAGCAGCCTTGGCGCGATGTCTTCACTCTTGATGGCCTCTTGGCCGCTTGCCCGGTTCTTGCCGAGTTCCGCGCCGAGATCCTGCCGGAAGCGCGGCACATATTGTTCCCGGTAGAACTGGTTGTAATCGGCCAGCCGGCTCTGGATGGTGCTCGGCTGTTCGGGCGGCAATGGCGCGCCAGGCGCCGCACCGCGGGCGGTCGGCGTTACGGTCGGCACATCAGGGCCCCCCGGCGTTGCGCCGGAGGGCGCACCCTGGGCGTCCGCCAGCGCCTTTCTGTAGACGTCTGTCAGCCCCTGCCGGTATTGTTGGCTTTCTGCTTCGGTTCTTGCGTGCCTGACGACCTGTTTTTCTGCATCGGCAATCAGGTTCTGCAAATCTTCCTGGCTGACGGATTTCAACCGGGCCAAGTAATCAGTTGCGAATTTAAATCCGGCTTGCCGCATGGGATCGACAGCAGCTGCAGGCGCTTGCGGGCCGGAGATGCGCTCTTGCGGTGCTGGCAGACCGGGCACTGGCGCTTGCGGCGCTTGCGGACCAGGTGTCGGCGCTTGCGAGATGCGCTCGACCTCGGCGTCGATCGCATCGCGGACGGCGCGCAGCGTATCGGCACCCGACATCGATGCCGGCTGATTGCCGGCCTGTAGCGTCCTTAGCCTCTGGCCGACCTGCTCGCGCGCGGTGAGCAGGCTGTTGATGTCGTAGGTCGGTGCGACACGGCCGGCGGGATTGCCTTGTGCATCGAGAATCGCTTGCGGCCGAACGTTACCTAAAATTTCGCGAACCTTCGGCGGGATCACCGCGTCGGTGAGATCCGTGCCGATGTTATTGAGCCGGCCGACGATGGCGTTGTATAAATTCGTCGTCGGCTCGCGGAAAGTGCCGGTTGGATCGATGGCGGCGCGACGCGCTTGCACTTGCGCGTTCATGGCCCGCTCGGCGACGTCCGTTGCGCCGCGGATCTGCTCACCGGTCTGGAACACAGGCCGCTCCGGCAACGCGGCCGTCGCATCGCGGATCTGGTTCTCGATGGTAGCCGGACCTTGTGCTGCGGCGCGATCGGCGGCTTGCGCTTGTCGGGTCAAGAGATCGATCACCTGCTGATCGGCCGGCGCGGCGCCTTGCACCGGCGGCACACGGCCGCCGCCAAAGGCGTTGATGGCGGCGGCGTTCTCTGCGCCACGTGCACGCAGCGCCGTCAACTCGTCTCCGGTCGCTGTCTGGCCGAGCGTTTGCTCCATATTGAGCAGCGGCTGCGAATTCATCGACTTGGCGACGCTTGGATTGAAGCCAGGAATCTGCTGCCGCAGTGCAGCGGCCTCGTCGAGGTTTCCTTGTGCGCCAGGCGCGGCCTGCGCCTGGCTCAAATTGCCGGCGACACGGCTTTGCAATTTCGCCGATTGGCGCTCGGCAGCCGCGGCAAGCGCTTCCTTCACCCATGAGCCGGAATTGGGGTTTGGCACCGCTGGATCGGCAAAGACGCCTTCACGGTTGGCGTATTGGGTAGCTAGAATCCCTCGCTCGGCGACACCCGGCACGGAGCCGGCGGCGGCATCGACGATGCCAGGCGCGACCTTGGCGACAGCCCGGGCGATGATGCCGGTAGGGCTGATCCATTTGGGATAGGCAGCCGGAAGCACGCCGCCAAGCGCGCCACCGATGAGCTCGCCCCCTGTCCCTAGATTTTCCTTCCCGACTTCCGCGCCGACGCCGGAACCGATATTGGCCGCCACGTCACCAGCCACGAAACTCCCTGGCTTTGCCGCACCGGTTTCGGCGACGGTCGTGGCCGCCTGCTTCCAGATCGGCATTTCCCAGAACGGGGTCGTGCGTGAAGCCGTCAGGGCCGCGCCGAAGGCCGGTGCCGCGGCTGCCAGCGGCAGGTTCAACATCGCCTGATTGCCACCACGCATGGCGCCACGCTCGTAGACGTTCTCCGGCTGCACCGGGTCACGGTTAATGAGCTCTTGGTAGGCAGCCGCTGGCTGATCGAACGGCGCCGGCAGCCCGAGAAGCTTGGCAAGTTGCGCTCCGATGACGTGGCCGGCCGCGGATGGTGCCAGCAGCATGGATGCGGCAGCCCGATTCGCGCCCTCGAGCGCCGCCATGCCGGTGCGGCCAAACTCGAATGGGCGTTCGACGGGCTTGTCGGTGAGCGGGTCGATCTCGCCGCGCTTGTAGCCGCCGGCGGCGTCGGCCTTGTCGGCTTGCGCCGCGGCGTCGATCAGGCCGAAGCCAGGCTGTGCGGCAGGCGTCGACGGCACTGGGACGGCACCTTGCGGCAGCGGCACCTGAGGCTTGGCGTTGGGCGCTACCAGGTCGTCGAACAGGCCGGTTGTCCGCGGGGGCGCTGCGGCAGGCACCGCCGGTGCACCGGGCGCGACCAGATCGTCGAACAGACCGGCCATCTAGAAGGTTCCGCCGGTGGCCGGCTGCGCGGTGTTGAGGTCGATGCCCCAGTTGCGCAGGCGGCCCATGATGGCTTCGCGCGCCTGCGGGTTGGCCTTGATGGCGGACTGCGCTTCGGCGATGGCCTGGTCTGCCGTGACGCCAGCCGGCAATCCAGTTGGCGCCGCAGTCGGTGCGGCTGGCACAGCCGGTGCGGCTGGTGCCGGCCGTCCCGCTGCCGCTGCTCGCCCCGCAGAGCCTTGCGTGAGCGCGGCCAGCGCGGCCTCGTTCTCGGTGAGACGCTGTTGGTAATCCTGCATGATCTGCGGGCTTGCCGTCGTCTGGATGACGTTGCGGATGATCCCGTTCTGCTGCAGCAGATAGGCATGGATCTGCCCGACGTTGCGCGCCACCGTCTCGGGGTTGGCAAAGGCGCTGCCGCTCGGCAACATCCCTTGCACGATGGCTTGTTCCTTCGAGCCCTTGGCCGCCGAGTTGAGGAGCGCCGGCTTGATGGTCTGGTCGAAGATAGCCAGCGCCTGCCGCGCCCGCTCCGTTTGCGGATCGAGCTCCGGCAGCGCGCCGCCGGTGACGGCGCCGACCGCCGCATTGACGTGGGAGCGCACCGCAGCCGGCAGGCCGGATGCGACAAGAGCAGCCCTGGCGACGTCGCCTTGCAGCGGATTGAGGCCCGCATATTGCGAAGGGGCAGCGGCTGCGCCTCTGGCCACGGCATTGCGGGATTCCTGCACGCCCGTCTCCGGTCCGGCCTGCACGAAGCCGCCGCCAAGCAGGTTGACGCGCCTGCCGTCCGTCGTGATGCCGGTCTGGCCACCGTCCTGCGACGTAGCCACCTCGTTGGTCTGCGGATTGATAAAGGTCTGCGGCGAGTGCGGCAGATTGAGCAGTGCGCGCAGATCGGTCGGCATTTGCGTGAGATCGCGAGATTGCCGCGGCGCGACTGGAGCCGCAGTCGCGCTTGCCGGCAACGGCGCATTCACATCGAGCGTGGCGCCTGGTGCCGCCGGCGCGGCCGTCGTGAGCGTCGGTGCGGCCGGGGCCGTCCCTGGTGCGCCACCGGTCATCCATTGCTTGAGCAGCAGCGCCTTGATCTGATCCTCGCTTTGCGCCGGAGTGACGCCGGCTGGCGTCGTGCCGCCGCCGATCGCGGCCTTGGTGGTCCAGGTTGGATTGCCGTTAGCGTCGACGCCGATGACCGGCTCGAGTCCGGCTTCTTGAATTCGTCCCTGGGCAGTGATCTGCGCGGCGCGCTCCTGCGCAGCGGCCTGACGCTTGGTGATCAAATCATTGATCAGGAGGCGATTGGCCTCGGCCTGATTGGTGCCGGCGACGGTCGAGCCGTAAGGTTCCCCGGCCGCCAGCGAAGCCCGTGTCGCGACATCGCCGCCGACCGGATTGCCCTGATCGTCATAGACCTGGGACCGGCGATATCCGGCGAGGTTCGCGGCCGACACGTCGCCGAGGATGGCTGATGCAAGTGCCGGGTTGGAAGCGATGTCGCCGCCGCTCTTGACGAAATCGGCCAGCGACTGCTTGCCCTGGATGCCCTGCCGAAGCTGCGTTCCTTGCAGAAGCGCCCGTGCCGTCTCGGCGTTCTTGTAGTCGCGTGATGCCGTGTCCATGAACGGCCCGGCCAGCCCCTGAAACAATCCGCCGAGTGAACCGACTGCCGGCGGCGCATCGGCCGGAACCTGCAGTAACTGCGCCTGCGCGGCTTGCGGCGCCGCGATCTGCGGCATGGCGATACGCTGACCGATGATATTGGCCATCTAGATCGGTCCTGCGGCGCGGCCGTAGGCGGCTGTTCCGACGGCGGCTGGCGTCGTCGGGACGAGACCACTCAGATAGCCCGTCGTCGTGTTGAACAGATTGCCCAGGCTGTTGGCTATTGCCGGCGCCTTGCCGGAACCGGCGATGGCACCACCTAACTGGCCCAGTCCCGTCAAAGCCGCGCCGGCTCCCGACGTCACCGGCGGCGCTTGATACACTGGCGCAGGCGGCGCCGGCGCCTGGGTCGGGAACGGCGTCGCTATGGGCGGCTGCTCCTTGAAGCCGGCGAGCTGCTGCTGCCCCGGCAGCATCTGGCTCGTCAGGTTGGCGGCGGCGTTGATGTTGGCGATGTCGCTGCCGGCTTTCGCCACCGCGGCGTCGTTGCCGGTCCACTGGTCGCTGTAGGCACCGAGATTGCCCGACGCCACGTTGCGGGCGCGAGTTGCGGCATCGCCGGTCGCCGCCGCGTTGCGGAACGCTTCGGCGACGGCTGGCGAGGCGTTGGCGCCAGTCTCGGCCGCGGTGATCGGCTGTGTGGGCAGCATGTTGGCATTGACGGCGGTGGTGCGCCCTATGGCGGCCTTGTCATAGGCCGCAGCCTGGTTGGGCCCGCTGAAACGCGAGATCAAGTCACTGATCGTCTTGTCGTTGGTGCCCTGGTTGACGTCATAGGCGCCGATCGCCTTGTCTCTTTGAATATTCTCGGCGTTGGCCGCGGCTGAATCCTGGGCGATCTGCTTCAGGTTGGCGAGGTTGACTTGCTGCTGATAGTCGCCCCAGCGCTGCTGGTCGGCAAGGTTGTACTGGAAGTTCTCGGCGTTCTGCTGCGACGCCGCAATCGCCGCATTGCGATTGTTCTTTTGCGTTGCAGCATTGGTCATCGCCCCGCCGGCGACGGAAGCGGCGGTGCTCGCGCCCAGCAGGCCTAAGGTGATCGGGTCACACATTTACGTCGTGACGTAACTGGAGCCGGTCGCGCTCGGCACCGGCGCCTTGACGCCGGTTGGTGCCGACAACCCGACACCGGAATTCATGTTGGCTAAAGCGGCCGTCTGGAAAGGCTGCACCAACGAGGCAAATAGGCTCGACACCGGCGTCTGTGTCGAGCCGGCGACCGGTGTCACCGACGGTGAGGGGATGCCGGCCTGCGACACGCCGGACCTCGCGAGAGCAGTGGCATTGGCATTTGCCAAAGTCCCTAAGGACGCCGGATCTTCCGCCGTCAGCGCCTGTTGCGCTAGATTACCTCGCGTCGTCGCCACCCGCCCGCGCAAGGTGTTGGCGAGGTCCGCGCCTTGGCTCGAGATGTCACCGAGTGCCTTGTTGGTGGTCTGGTCGACGTCGGAAAGTTTCTGCGCCGAGACGGAAGAGCCGGCGAGCCCGCGGCCGGCCAGCGACGCCACCAATTGGTCACGAGCATTGGCCGCTGCAGTCTTCACTGCGGGATCGTTGACGTCCTGGTAGGATTTCACCAGGTTGTTGTAGTAATTGTCGTCGAACTGACCGAATTGCTGATCGATCGCCGCGTTGTTCGCGGTGACATCGGCCGTCCTCTTGGCGGCCGACGTGTCGGCGGCCGTCTGCGCCCTGTTGGCGACGTCCAGCGATTGCTGGAATTGCTGCTGCTGGGCGGCGTTCTGCGCATCCTGCGCCGCCTTCTGCTGGGCGTAGAGCCGATCTTGCTGGGCCTGTAGCGCTGCGGCCTCGTCTCTCTGCTGCTGCGCCTGCTGGATGGCGATCAGGCGTTGAGTGTGGGCATTGCCCCCGCCAAGCATGCTTGCTACGTCACACATGAGGGGCCCTCATCAGACTGTTGGCCCGGTGGCGCGACGACCGGTCGTTACGCGCCGACGGCAAGCTATCATAGATTGGTTCAAATCGGAAAGTAGAGCGGCCGTTCTCGCAGCCGATAAATCGGCCGCCGAGCAGGCGATACCAGCGGACGACTTGAGGATGCGTCGATCGCGTGCGGCTGATGAAGATGCCGCCTGGATGATCGGCCATCAGCTTTCTCACGAAACGGCGCAGGAGCCTCACCCCTGCCGCGCCCATGTCGAAATAGCGTTGGGTGCCGCCGAAGCTCGTGCACCATTCCCCGGGCTTCCATGCACCGAACCCGAAGACGAAGAGCGGGCCTAGCTCATCGCGGATGCAAAAGACGCGAGAAACCTCGAAATCGGGCTCTTCTTTCTCGCGCATCATCTCCGCGCGCGAGACGTCCGAAAGATTCGCGAACACCTCGCGGATCTCGGCCGTACTCGCGTTGTGAATGACTATCGTCATTCTTCATCCACCGTGTAGCCCAGGGTCATGTTGGAGATGCTGGCAGGGCCTGCCGCCGTGCAGATGGCGCGCACCGCCACATAGGGGAATTCGCCGACCATGGGGATGCTAGTTAAGTCGTAAGCGTTTTTGCTAACCTTGCCGATGTGAATGGTCCTGGTGTCATCGTCGGGATCGACCAGCAAATAGATGTCCCAGGTGTTCTGGCAGGCCATCGAGAAATCGGTCCAGGCCTTGGTCTTGTCGAGCGACTGCGCGGAGACGAACGACGTCTCGATGAGCGATGTGAGCTCGCCGGCATCGGCATAGGTCGTCCCGTTGAGCCCGCCATAGAGGTATATCGTATCGTTGGCGCCGCCGCCGATCGTCGAGCGCGCGTAAAGCTGGCGCTTGCTCGCCGTGAAATCCGTCGGGGTAAAGCCCGGCTGCTGTACGCTCCACGCCGTCACCTTAGAATTCGGGAAATAGCTCAACGTGAAAATATCGCTGCCGATCGCCATCATGAAGCGGCCGTCGAGCGGCTCGATCGCGGAACAGGCACGCGATGCTACGACCTCTCCGACGGTCGAATACCAATCGTGAATGAGGAGATCGATGGGGCTCCCGACATCGCCGACAAACGGCGTGTTGATCACGTCACGCGATTGGACACTTCGTACACCCGTGTCGTCGAAATAGAACACGTCGGTGTTGCCGTAAGAGAGGACCGAATTCGGCGCGAGCGTACCGGTGTTCTGCAACGGGTTGCGGAAGTTCGTTTGCGTCGCGTCCGACTGCAGGTCGTAGATGCGGATGCTACGGCGGGAGAACAACGCCACATAGATTTGGTATGGCGCGAGGCACAGCATGGGGTCGCTGCCTTCAGAATCATTGGCAACGGAGATGAAGCCTGGGCCCGATGCTGGAAGCCCGCCGGTCATGACGGTCGGATCGGATAGTGCGCAATAGCGAAGGAGATTTCCGGCAGGGAAATAAATCCGCTGCTTGTAGGTGAAGGCGGAAGTGCCATAGCCGGAAGCCCGGCCGGTAGCAAAGTAATTCGTAGTCACCGCGGCGGCGATCGTGATCGAATAGGTGGAGTTGGTCGCATAAGTGCCGCCCAGCGTAGCGCGAACGACCTGGGCGACGGGAGCCACCGCGGTTACGCCGCCAGCGAAAGCCGTGGTCGTGATGCCAAAGGCACCGAAGACCGTCGGCACGATGACCAGGCCGTTGGGCGTGGCGCCGGTGCCGGTGGCCGCAAGCACCGTGACGACGTTGCCCGTAACGATAGCCTGGTAGCCGCTGGTCGAGGTGTTGTTGGTGATCTCCACCGCCACGGCGTTCGCGGTCGTGGCGTTGTCGATGAGGTAGGGCACCGGTGCCAGGATGAGGTGAACACCGGAAATGGTGAGATCCATCAGGGTGCCGGTCACGCCGGAAGTGATGGTCAGCGTGCCGCTCGAGCGCGCCTCGGCGACGGCCGGAACGTTGGCCTGAAGCGTCGTGAGGGTGATCGTCGAAGGCCCTGCGACGGCGGACGTCGCCGTGAACGGGATACCGAGGACATCGGCCGTGATCAAGATGTCGGAGCCAGACGCCGTCGCGCGCACTGCCTGGTCGCCGTCGATCTTGCTCGCGAGATAGGCCGCGAGCGTCGTCTGTGAAGAGTTGGCGTCGGAGAGTGCGTCCCAAGCCGTCATCGACACGCCGTTGTACCAATGATGAATATTGCCGTCGTTATATTCGGCAATAACGTAGTACTGGCCCGCGAACACGGTCACCTTGAGCAGGCGCGTCATGGTCGTGCCGGGGTCCAACCGCTGGTACTGCACGCCGACCGGCATGGAACCGGCGAGGTTGGCCGAGCCGAACACGGTCAGTTGTCCGTTGATGTTGGAAAGACCGAAGGTGCCGGCGGGGAGCGTGTAGGTCGACACCCACTTCTTGGAGCGCTCGATATCACCGCCACGAGAGATGACGGCGTTGTTCAGTGTCCAGAGGGTGCCGGGCGGCGTGGCAGCTCTTGGGCGGCGCCGGTCGAGCCCGTATTTGAAATCGGCGACAACGACGGACGGCATCTAGGCGCCCTGGACGCGTAATACCACGCGATTGGGAACTTGTGAGGGAAGCTCGCCGTTGATGGCGACGGTGCGCCGGTCGGATGCCGCGTTGGCGATCTCGTCGGTATAGAGCTCGGAAAGCTCGAGCTTCATTTCCTGCAGGACCAATTGGTTGGTGATGAAGCGGCAAGCGGCCTGCAGCACGACCAGCTTATCGTCAAGAAGGCAGATGTCGGTGTCGGCGACGAGAGGTGTTATCGAGACGATGCCCTGGACGTAGATCCGCTGGCCGTTGTCGTTGGAGATCGGCCACAACTCCATCATCTCGATGCCGTTGACCCACTTGATGTCGTAGCGGGAGACGGGGTTACCGCCGCGCGCGGCGGCGTATGAATCCCAGATCGCATATTCGCGAAAACCTATTCCACGTGGAACAGGGGTGTTGGAGGATCCCCAGAAATTGCGCACCTCGAGGATACGGGTTGAATCACAACCAGCGGGCAGGGAGAAGAACTGCTGCCCGGCATTAGCGACGAAGGGCGTGAAGGTAGATTCGAGGTGCTTCCAATTGGTGGCTTTCCACAATTTCTCATAGGCACGATTGAGAGCCCAGTTCAGGCGCGGGATGTCGTCGGGCCCGACCGCAGGATCCGTGCTGCGACCGAGCTCGTCGCGCAGTCCCTGACGAAGCTCGAGGAAAGGTCGGTTTCTCAAGGATCACAACCATCACAAATAGAGGGAGGTGCAGGCGGTATCGGAATCTCCCTGCACCTAGCCGATTGCCGGAAAGCTATCGCAGCCTAGTCTGAGAGGCTTGATGCCACCGACCAGCGACAGCAGCATGACGATCAGTATCAGACAGGCGATGACGATGACGATGGTCTTTGCCACCTGTGGGAAAGGCGCGGGTAGCGGAAGCATATCGATGACATAGAGCAACAGCCACAGAACGATGCCAAGGACGAGGATGTAGATGACGAGATAGATGAGCGTCTCGATCATTTGGGATGTCCCTTTGCAGCTGGCCCTTTATGAGCTGGCTCTTTGTGAACCGGCTCTTTAGGAGCTGACGGGACTGGCGGCGGCGGCGCCGGTGGTTCCGGCGGGGGTGCTGGCGGCTCTTCCTGCGGCGCGGCCTCTTCAGTCTTCACCGGCTCCTCTGCGGGCTTGGGCTCTTCCGGCGGCACGACGTCGATCGGCTTCTCGTTGGGCCTGTCCGGCAGAGGGCCGCCATCCACATGGGGCTGATTCACAGGGGGCGGCGGCACAATCACATTGGGCTTTGCTTCGGGCTCTTTGGCCATGTCACTTCCCTCGCTTGGCGGCCGGCTTCGGCCGGCCCGCAGTCCTCATGGCGATGGCGACTGCCTGTTTCTGCGGCTTGCCGTGCGCCATCTCGGTCTTGATGTTCGACGAGACCGTCTTGTTGCTAGTGCCTTTTTTCAATGGCATTTCGGCCTCTCCTTCCTTGACCCAATCTCGAAAACGTTGCGTAGGCTTGACGACTTTCATCTCGGGTTTTGGCTCGGGCTTTGGCTCCGTCTGCTTGTGCGGCTTGGCTGCCGCCGGCTCCACGATCAGCCTGCAATAGCCCCCGGTGTCCGGCGGCTTCTCGGTCTCGGGAACGACGGGCACCTCAGTGCGCGAATACATGTGCCCGTACATGTCGAGCACGCCGAGGTTCACGGCGCCGGATTCATGCACATAGGCGACGATGCCGGCGAGAGGGTTCTTGCCGTCGCTGCCGGCCGGCTCGTCCGCAGCCGGGTAATACCGGACGCGTTCGCCTATGGTGGTCACGACACGACCTCGCGGCCATGCGCGGTGCGCTTGATGGGCGCCGGTCCTTGCGGCGCGGCCGGCAGCACGATGTCGTCCATGATCTTGGCGACCGGTGCGCCGAAGACCTGGGTGATGACCCGTGATCCGTAGATGTTGCCTAAGCGCTCCCGCTCCTCGGCCTCGGTGCGCTCGACCTCGGCGACGGCGAGCTGAAATGGCTTGCCCTTCTGCTCGGGGAGCGCAAACTCGTCGATGTTGACGAAATCGGTGACCTCGTTCTTGGCGGGCGTGATGTCGGTCACGGCATCCTCGCCATGAATGGTCTTCAGGATCTTAATCTCACTGGCCGTGATGCCCTTCTTGACGATCTCGTGGTTGATGCCGGTGCCCACGAGGTGAACGAAGGCGTTGTACAATTTCATGGTGTGATCTCCGGGGCCACAGGCGCCTTGACGATGGGTTCCGGCAGGGTCGTGTCGACATCGGACGAAGGCCGCTGGATGGAGCCAACGACCTCGTAGAAAGAGAACAGGCGTTCCGCCTTGTACATGCCGGACGGATCGTCGGTGATCATTCGGTAGATATCGCCACGGCGCATGAACACATACATGTTGTCGTTGTAGACAAGCGCCGTGGCGATTTCCTCCATTACGTCGTGCTCTGAGCCAGCCCTGGATAACGGGCCGATGGGATAGCTAGCACAACGGAAAAGTTAATGGTTCCGTTGGGCGTGGCATTAGGCGTCCAGGTGCCGCGAACATCGCCGGTGGTGTTCGTCGGCAGTGAATTGTCACCAGCGACGAAGACACCCGCCGTCGGGATCGCACCATCCTGCAATTCGCGGATGGCAAGCGCCGGCATGGGCAGATAGACGGGAAGCCCGTAGACCTTGCCAAAACCAGCTGAGACGTTGCCCGCGGTCGCCGCCGACATGGCGATGCGGGTGATAGACTTGAAGGCTTTCTTGCCCAGCACCGGCGACGTGCCGTTGAGGGTCAGGCGCTCGGTCATCACCTGACCGTATTCGTCGAGGCCGAAGACGGTCGCCGTCTGCGTGGTGTCGCCGGCGGAAGCCGAGACGATCTGGCAATTGACCGGCTGGGCATTGATGAGATTCGCCGCAGCGGCAAGCGTCAGGTTGGCGGCGCCCGCAACCGCTTGCGCGGCAGCGAACTGGTTGGTGACCGCAGTGGGCAAGGCGCCAAAATCAACGAACACCGTGAGGAAGTCCTGCGTCCGCAAGGTGGAAGCCGTGGGCCGGTTCGCTTCCTCGTCGAGGAAGCCGATATAGGTGGCTTGCAGCTTGCAGGTTGTGTTCGCCGGAATGGAGGTTGCCCCATTCCAGGTCACGGTGGCAACGGAAGCGCCGTAAGAGATCGAGAAGTCGGTCGGGCAGAAGGCTCGAACCTGCAAGCCCTCCACGTACATTTCTTGGCCATAGGTGCCACGGTAATTGCCCGCGTTCTTGCCCGCGGGATAGGCGAAGGTGAGCGTTCCGCCGTTTGGCACAGCAGCGGAGACGGTTGTTGAGAGTACATCCCAAGCCATTTTAGTCCTCCTTTCTGCTATGAGTTACGGGAAAGCATAGACGCCGTGGCAATTACGCTGATCTGCGATCATGCCACCGACCCACGTCTTCGCTTTGTAGAAGACATACTTGTCTTCTGGCCGCGGCGGCGTGTGCTCTTTCTCATCCTCGCCCTCGATAACGAACGGCGTCAATCGGGCGATGTCGAGGATGTAGAGATATTTCGCCTGATTGAGATCATCGAGCGTCGGATCGTAGAAGATGTCGATATTACCGATCTGAATGTCCCCGACGGAGAGATCCTTCTTCTGGGCGTAACCGGTCATCGTGAAAGTGCCGTTGGCGCGATATTCGGCCTTCAGGCGATCGATCATGGACGAGCCGGCAACACCAATATTCGGGTTGCCACCGAAGCGGCGCAACTGCGGGATCTCGAAGTCGAGTGTGCGGAGAACGGCTTGCGTCGCCGCGGAAGCACCGAGCGCGATCGCCGTCGACGCACGATTCTGCCATTTCGTATTCAAAGCGGCGTCGATGCCGCCAACAACGCCGACGGTCGGGGTGGGGCTTACCCAACCTTGAACGCCAGGGAAGGCGAGGGCGGATTGAGTGCCGTCCTGCCAGAAGAGAGCGTTCAAGCCTCTTTCGAAGCCTTCCTGCATATCCTTGATTTTATACTCGAGAATATTGACGAGCATGGTCAATTCACGGTCGGTGTGCTCGACAGTCTTGTCTCCGACATCGTCGACGACGGAGATGCCATCATGGAGAAGCTCGTGCATCGTGATGTTGATGCCGACGTGGAACAGGCGCCACGGGGCGGTCACGCGCTTGATGTTGTTGGGAGAGCCGTAAGTGACGGTGTCGTCGTACTGGAAGCCCTGCAGGGTTGACTCGACCTGCATATTGACGGGCAAGCTCACCAGGCCTTTGCCGCCTGGGATGGTCTTTTGCTTGGCGCGCATCTTGCTCAACAGCGGACGCGCCTGGATGTGCTGGTCACGCCAGCCGCCCTTGCGCATATAGAAGTCCAATGTCGAATTCGCCACGCCCTCGATTTGTGCAAGGGTGAAAGGCACAGATGTGATCCTTATCGTCTATCGAGCCAGCGCAAGCCTTGCGGCTTCTAGAGCCGTCTTTGGCTCAGCTACGCCATCTCGTTGCGAAGCAACCCCACGCAGACCGGTCATCGCTCGTGGTGCCGGCCGCAGCTTTGAAAGCTCGTCGGAAACCTGCTTGTAGATGGTGTCGAGCATCTGCCGCACGTCTTGCGGCGACCTCGGCGTTCCGTTTTTCAGCAGAGCATTTTCGACGCGCATAAAGACATGAGGCTGCTTCAAAGCCCAATCCGGGTCCGTACGCGCCCTTTCACTTTCCCATGCCGTGGCAGTCTGAGTCCCCATCGTGACAAGCTGGCCTTGCATGTGCTCCTGCCGGAGCTGCTCGGCTCGCTGACGCTGCTCGGCAGTCGTCTCAGTTGCTCTCCTCGCGGAGGCCTGGGCGGCTGCTAGCTGTTGCGCATCCTCTCGTGTCAGAAAGCCTCTCTGGACACGGTCCTCGAGCTGCGGCGAAAGCAGCAGGCCCTTGAACTCGGCCAGCTCTTTCGCACGGGCCACCACGTAATCCCACGCGGCGTCAGGATTGACTTTCAGGTTCTTCACGAACTCGATGGCCTGAACGACTTGCTCGGGCGTGTAACCGCCCTCGCGGAAGAAGTTCTGGACCTCGCCGAAAGCCTTGGCTTGCTGAGCGAAGGTAGTGGCTCGCTCGTTGGCCGTCTTGCTTTCGCCGATCAGAAAGCGGATGCGCTCCTGGGTCTTTCGATTGAGACGCTTGAGCTCGTCCGGTGATAAGTCGGCATTGCCTACGGCGTCCACTGCCTTGGCCGGGTCGACCTGGGCGGCCGGATCCTGGCGCTGCGGATCGGGCGAGGCTCCGCTTCCGGTCTTCTGAGCTTCAAGCGCGGATTTTACGCTATCGAGGACAGAAGGCCCGCCCTGTTCGGGTGACGAGTCCACAGTAACGTCGGTAGCCGGCTCCGTCGGCGTGACATCGGCCGGTTCTTGTGGGGTGAGGTCGATACCCTCTGGCATTTACGCCTCTTGAATTAAAGGAATGTCGGCTTTTTCAAGTTTCAAGTCAAGCAGCCGCACTTCCAGGCACGGGCCCGGCAGTCGGAGTCGGCACGTTATGACCTGGTCCGGTCAGCGGCGGGCGCTGGCCGGGGAATTGCGGCTGCGGCCTCGTAGTCACCGGGCCTTGCGGGCGCGCCGCATTCTGCGGACCTTGCGGGCCTTGCGCGTTCGGGTTCTGCGAGGGATCAGCGCCGGGCTGCGACGCCTGGCCGGCGGCTGCGTTGAGCGCGGCGATGGAGGGGGCGCCGGCGAGGAAGACGTCGTCGACGTCCATGTCGAGCAGCGGCGCGATCTTGGTCCAGATGGCTTTCGGGTTGCCGCCGGGAGTTTGCAGCACGATTGGCATCGCCCGTTCCCATTTGGCAAGATCCGCGGAAGCGTTGCGGCGCCCGGATGAACCGGCCATGACGTCGAGGTAGAGATCCTTGGAGATGTCCTCTCGGGATGACGGCATGTCCGGCCATACGGCGCCGGGCCCGACGATCTCGAGCACCATGTCCTTCGACATGTTCAGGAGCATGAGCTCCCCGGTCGCGTGCGCGAGGTCCGAGAGGACGTCATCGAGATCGTCCACACTATCCGCGATGGCGGCGGTTCGGCTTTCTTCCGCGATGCTCGATTGAGTAGCCGTCGTATCCGAGCTAGAGCCGCCAATATTAGCTTCTTGAGAGCCGACGGTGCGCAGGATGTCATTGAATGCGCCCTCCACTTCGTATTGCTGCGGATCGATGGGGAAGGTCTTACCCAGGGCGATGAGGTTATTGACGTCCTGGCCAGGCTTCAGGCCGCGGAGCTCGAGCAGCGCGCCGGTCGCGAAGGACGCGAGCTTGACCTTGTCCTCTTCTTGCACGGCTCCCGCCGGCGCGAAATAACGCGGCTTGTTCGCCTGGCGATGCTCCTTGAGCCCTTGCCGGGACGCGTTGTAGGCCATCTGCGTGTCGCGCAGCAGCATCACGTCGGATTCAGGATGGATCTGGACATCCGATTCGGGCTCGTTGAACACGAGGCTGAAGATTGGCCAGAAGCGGGAGAGAACGACGTCGGGGGTGCCAGGCTCGCGAAGGAAGTCCGGGTAACCCTCGCAGATCACCATGCACTGACCGAGCTTGCGGTCATGGATCTCATGGACACGGGCCTGGTCCTTGCCGCCGGTCGAGTTGCGCCGATCCGAATCGTCGATGATATCGCTACGACTGGCGCCCTCCTGGTCGTTCTTCGGCCCGGTGTAAGCCGTGAAGGATGAACCGACGTCGACCTTGTAGATTTCCTCGATCTCATCCGGCATCAAGTCGAAAGAGTGCGCCACCCAGCGGGCGCCGGCAAAGGTCTTGAGGTTGCGGCACTTGGGATCGATGAGGATCTCGTGAGCGGCCGGGAAGTCGAACACCGGACCTTCGCGGACGACAATGTAGGCCTGATCCTGCAATTGCTTTTGAAGAAGACGGAGCTCCTCCATCTTGGCGTCGTCCGGCTGAATATCGCCTTCCGTCACCTCGTCCATCATCTGCTGCAGCGCCGATATCTGAGATGTGACATCGTCGATCTGGGCGGCGATCTCCGGCCGCTGCTCCAGCACCCTCTGAAAGCACAGTTTAACGTAGCCGACGCCGGTAACTTTGCTGCGCCGCAGCGCAGACTTGAACTGGGTCTTGAACTTCACCTCTTGGGCTTTGAGGAAATAGTCCCAGAGAATCTCGAGCGTCTTGCCGGCGCCGTCGACCATGCGGTTGTATTGCTGGACCTGCTGGATTTCCTGCACGATCGCCAGCGCGTTCGGGTCGATCGCCGGCTGGCCGGTCATCGGATCGACGATGGGTTGCCCGGTCGTGGGATCAGTCGGCGGGTTCTGCACCGAGTGGATGGCCGCCATGAAGGACTCAGGCTGCCCGTCCCAGATCTTGTACATCATGCGCCGCTTGCGCGTCGCCGTGGCCTTGGGGTTCTTGGCGTAGAGCTGCGCGACGATCTGGTTGATGTAGCGGACCACCACCGGGACGACATAGCGGTTGGCCTTCACCCACTCCTCGGTCGCGCCCATGGTCGAGAGGTACTGCGCCTTACGCATCTTTTTGAAGCGCGGACGCCAGTATTTCTGGGCGCGGCGAATGCGGTCCTGCCACTGCTTGACAAGCGCGGCACGCGAAGGCGGCACGTCCGGCGGCGTCGTGTCGCTCGAGCTTACCGGTGCTGCCGGGATGCTCGGGTCGCCTTCGTTGAGGATCTCGGTGTCCATCATTTACGCGGTGCAAATGCGCTTGCCAAATTTCTTGGAGTAGCTCCAACAGATCCTGGGACGGTTCGGATTGGGGTTATCGTTCCGAAATTCGTCTCTCCCGGCGTTGAAGTGTAAGGCGGCGTACCACCGGTCGGATTTTGATCGTCAGGCGTCAATCCTTGCGGCGGGTAAGCATCCGGCGTCGGAAGCCTTCCCGGCGTAGCGCCTTGCGCCATCAGTAACGCTATCTGCTGAACCGTACACATGTCACCACCCTGCCAACGCCTTCAGACGCTGATCCTTCTCGGCGCGCTTCTTGGTCTTGGCCAAGATCCACTGAATTGACCCCACCTTCACAACGTTGTCGGTAAAGTCCTTCTTGACCGACGGCTTGTATATCTTCTGCAGGCCTAATCCCACATGCGCCAGGAAGTCGACGAAATCGTCGTGAGCGCCGTTCGGGAACTGCAGCAGCTCCTTCTTCGCATCCGGCCACCACCAGGCGTAGCGCGGGAAGTGGACGCGCCGATGGGCGATGTAACCACGGATCGACTGAGCCCTGGTGCTCTTGTCGGCCGCCACGGTCACGTCGTCGATGACGGTGAACACGTCCTCCTCACGCATGCGCTTGTAGAGGAACGGACCGAAGGATTTCGCGATAAGATCACTCTCCATCCACCATAGCGCGGGTGTATGGGCCTGCATCTGGGTCAAGAGCTCTTCGACGGTCTGGTCGGTCGCCATGCGCGCCCAGACGAGATCGGGCAATACCCAGATATCATCGTCCTTGTCGACGCCGACACAGCCCAAACAGGTCGGATCGGCGCTTTTCTTGGTAGAAACGGCGTGATCCGACGCCCCGTAGAGCGTCATCTCCGTCTCGTCCGGCAATTCGGCCGCATCGTACTCGACGAAGCCCGCCGCCTTGAAATATTCGCCGTCCTCGGCGGTCGGGGCGCCCATATAGAGTGAGGTGAAGCCGCTCGAGTCCATCTGCTTGGCTTCGGCGAGGATATCGAGGTCTTTCCGACCCGGCCACAGCGCCGACATCGGTTTGGTGCCAAACATCGATACCACCAGGGGGTCGGATTGCACCGTCAGGCTCAATCCGAGCGCTTTCGCAAGGCCTGGGTCCTCAACAACCGCCGGCACGTTGACGTATTTCCAGCGCTCGGCAATTCCCTTATACTTTTTGTTGCGATCGGGGTGCTCCGGGTCGCAAAGGCGGCCTATGAGGTCGTCCCCGTGCCAGCGCGTATGCACGATGCAGACGCCGGAGCCTGAATGGCAGCGGGTGAACACCACCCGGTTGAACCAGCGCCAGACTTCCTCACGGGTCAGGTCCGATTGGGCCTCGATGTCGTCCTTGATCGGGTCGTCGACGATGAAGAAGTCCGCCGGGCGCCCCGTGCCGGAGCCGCCGCGGCCGACGAAGGAGAAACGGCCGCCTTCCTTGGTGATGAGGGAGTTGGTCGCCTCTTTTCGGAGCGCGTGGTCCTCGAAAACCTGCCGGTAGGCGTCAGACTGGATGATATCTCGGACAAGGTCGCCTTCTTCATCCGCTTTCGGCTGGTTGAAGGTGCCCAGGATGGCGTTGGCAGTTGGCCGCTTGCCAGCGAGCCACGCGAGAAAGCGCCTGCAGATGATCTCGGTCTTGCCCAGCTGCGGACCGATCGACACGGCCACCCGCTTCTCCTCGCCCCGGAAGACCTTGCCCATCACGTCGCAAAGGAGACGGGCGACAGGCGTCTCTTCGTAGCGGCTGCGGGTCACGTCATCCGGGTCATCCGGGTCCGGCATGGTCAATTTGATGAAAGGCAGCAAATTGTCCTTCGCCTCGCGAATAGCGATCAGGCGTTTCGCCGCCTTTAACTGCTCGATGCGCGGATCGATCACGCGAACCGCCCGCGGGTGTCAATCCACCCTTGAGTGCCGACAATGAGCGTCGTATTCGATGCGACAGAAGACCTAGCTCCGATTCGTCCCGACGTATCAGTACGGATGGAAAACTGACTGAAGGAATATGCACCAACTACATTTACGGATATGGATATATTTTGATTAGCATTCCCATCGTTTTGATCGGGAGACGTGATGAACGCGAAGCAAGCAGTCCCGCTATTCGACGCTCCCGCATAAAAAAGAGCATTGACTTTTACTCCCGTAGGCACCGACAGGGGAATTAATGTTCGTGACGCTGCGCCCAACCCTGTATTGTAATCTAGTGTTGCATTCACCCACAAAAATTCATCGCCGTTCTGCACATAACCGGCGACCGTCCCTCCCGCATTGACCAATATCGATCCTACACGCCGCTTCTGAGTGTAGTTGGCCGGCAGGGTTGGAGTCGTCGCCGACAGCGAATGCACCACATCTACGCCACCAGTGTCCGGTCGCCTGATGACGAAGACATGGTACCATGTGCTAGACGTTGTAAGCCCCGTATCAAGACCACCCCCGCCAGTGCCGACGGTCCAGACACTAGAGATCGTCTTCTGCATAGTAGCCGGCAGCACCATCGAAGTCGAATTGTCATCGGATACTGCAGTGCCCGCAACGACACTGTAGGTAAGAGCGCCGCCTGCAGGAAAAATCTGGCATCCAGCCAGCAATCCTCTCGGCACCGTTGCCGCTGCAGGCTGCTGATTAGTAAACCATTTTGACACGCCATCCGAAATAAAACCGGCGCCTTGAAACGCACGCGTAAAAGCAAAACCCGTCTGCCCGTTGATCGTGTCGGCACCGTTCCGCTGCACGATCAGTGTGTTGACGGAAGTAACACCGCCGAACGTGTCGCCGACCAGAATCGTCTGCCCGGCAGTAACGGCATTGGCCAGCGGCAAGGTCCAGGTGCGCGACGCCGTCAAGGCGGCATTGGTCGACAAGAAGCGATCGGTCGCAGCGATCGTGGCGTTAGAATCACCGTGAAAGGTGATGGCGTCAATGCCCAAATTCGCCCGTGAAATGGGCACCGAGGCAACGTCGCTTAGATTGTTGGCGACGGTGAGAGTGCCGATGATGCCCGGCGGGGTGAAATCAGCCGCCAGATACCAATAGCCAAGCGCCAGGTCCGTCGCGAAGACGTTGCTCGTATGCGCCACCCTCGAGACGTAGAACTGGTTCGTTACGAATACGCCCTGGTTGACCGGGTAGGCCGTCGCAGTCGTCCACGGCACCGGCGGCAGGAAGGTCAGCGACAGCTCGGAGCTGAGTTGATCAGAGCCGACGCTGCCGTTGGCGAGCTCGCCGTCCGAGCGCTGGATCAGCCCCAGCGACGCGATGAGACTGTCAGTCGTGATCTTCAGGCGATTGTACTCACCGTCGACAGACGCCCCGTTGAGCGGTGAAGTCGGATTGACGGCCTGGTAGCTCTGGAAGTTGGTGAGCCGGTTGTAAGGGGTTGGGGCGGTCATCAAACAGCTCCCACGAGGGCTCCGACGCCCTTCACGGCATTATAATAGTTGAACGGCACCAGCGGCACTCCGGTGCCGTTCA